TATACCGATTATAATTAAGTTACCCAGCGACGCGTGAACGGTTAACTCCTATCGCCTTTTTAAGTGCCTCGATAATCTTCTTCACTATTTAAATCGTAGTAAGTTCTTTTCATTGTCTCCACTCCTTCTTCCATAACATCCAATAGGCAGTTTGTCGCATTTAACATTGTCGTCCACCTGTTCGGCGACTTTTAATGTTGTATCTTCTCGGTCCATTATTATAAGCCCTCCTGGGCAGTGTGGGCATTTGATAAATGCTAAAGGGCAGTATTTAAAAACTTTCTTACAGTGCGGGCAGCGATATGTCATAGTTCATCTCCCGCTATACGTTGTTCCGTGTAATCATCTACCGTTACATCGCGCACTATCGTTGCTTTCTGCTCTCTCAGCGCAGCAAGGAGCACATCACCTTGCCGTGCGCCGCAAACAGTGCACACTAGTCCTGCATCGAATTTATGCTTGTGTTTCATGGTCTTATTTCAACATTAATAACACCTACACTCAGCGGGGCCAATGCCTCGAACGCTGCTTTGCTTAGGTCTAATTTGCGTCCTTGGCGATACAACCGCTTCGCTGGGCCGCGATCAGTCACCGTTACCCATACTCCGTGTTGATTGGCTGGATTTGATACATGCAACTTAGTACCAAAGTCATAATCCCAGCTTGCACAGGTAAATGCACTGTCGTCAAGTGGCTCCGTGTTTGCCATGAGTGCATTTGGATTGGCCGGAGTACAGCATTCTTTACGTGAATACCACGACGTTTCCGTTGTTATACACTCACTGGGCATGGCTGTGGCTTTCCCCAAAGACATTACATTACTCATTAAATCTTTCAGAATTTGCCCATCCTTGTAACACACCGAAACACTGATAACAAAGCCCAACATCAAACCGAACGCTACCGTAACTAAGAATTTCATTTTTTACGTCCTTTCTTTCAACGCTTTCCTAACATCATCTACACTACGTACAATACTACTAATACCTCCTGCACCGTCGATTTGGTTCAACACATACGTTTGTAATTTCCGAATCCCTCCACCTGGTTTCTTCACCTCCAAGCCAAAGAACTTACCTTTGTAACATCCCACAATGTCCGGGATGCCGCTGGTATTAGCATCGTGTACCTTCCAATGCCAACACTGCGGCAACGTTCGCAAGTACCGTCGAATCTCTAATTCAATTGTTTTCTCTCGCACCATCAAATGCCTCACATAATACCTTTTCTAAGAGCAGTTTCAATGTTACACCTTTGTGTATTGCTGTCAATTTCATTCTCTTGTGAGTTTCAACTGGAAGCTGCACAAACACATGTCGAATGTTTGGGTTTTTCATAGTAATGCCTTTGCTTTTTGCCATACCTTGTTTTTAAAATTGCGGCGTTCCCCGCACCATGCTGAGAACAATCTATTACCTGGTTTCTGTTCATTGCCAATGTGGTCTGCGTACCTGGTAGCTGTGTTAACCACACCCCACAGATTTTCATTTTCTTTCAAACTCTGCTCGTCGTTCCACGCCGTGCGTAGCTGCTCAATTCGGCGTTTTGGCACATCGTTGTAATCGTCGCTCTTGGGATTATGAAAAAGTTCAACAAAAAACCCAGCAGCCTCTTCCTTTGTTACTCGGAATTGCCGCATTGCTCCAGCGTCCTCAAGCATCTTCTCAAAGCTGTTGTCCATAATGCCCAAATCAATTTTTACTTCGTCAGGCCGGAATATGTTACGGTGGTTCACAATAACCGCTGTAGCGTCCTGAGACTCGCTGTTGGCAAATTCCAGCGTATTGTTGCATACTACTCTAATTGCTGTATATGTTACCCTGGTAGCCAGTGTGCCGTCACACGCCGTCATGAAGAGCAAATATGGGCGAATCTTATCACCGTCCACATGGCCTTCCTTACCCACACTGGCCAAGGCCCAAATGCGACGACCTTCGCGCAACGATCCTGCTGTTTCCATGCGGAATCCATGTTTGTCGATTAAGGTGCGATAAAATTCAATTATCGTTCCCGGCTGCACCGGCTTGTATTCCTTGCTAACTATGGCAAGTGGAAATTTGTCATAATCTCGACAAAGCACCGTGCGCTCTGGGTAAATTTGAGTATCAAATTCAACTGGATGTTGCTCAATAGTCCAATCCAAGTGAGCCCGTTTTTTCCATTCATTTAAATCCTCACCCCGCTCCATTCGTTGTCCAAGGCCATGCCAAGGTACGTCACCAACAAACGCCATACTGTTTTCGTGTCCAATTTCATAAACTTCGTGTGCCATAATAAGTCCTTTCTTAGACTAATTCTTCTCTGTATGCATAGCATTCTCTGCAAATACTATCGCAGTCAACGTTTACATCTACCAATTCTTCATCATAAAACTTCCAACCACACATGGTACACTCCACTTTGTATTCAGGTTGTGTCGTTAACCATTCATCGTAGCCAGGTAAACTTTCCATTTTTTCCTTTCCTTAAATTATATTACATATTACGTATATTGTCAATAGTGAATTATTTTTTAATTCTTTTATAGATACAGAATCCTGAGGTTTTGCGTATAACCTCATAGGGCTCTTCCAGCTTTACATTGCGCTGATATGTGCCACGCTTTGTCACACCCTCTTTCTTTATGTCCCGCCGCACTGCAATGTATGCCGTGCCGCCGGTTACAAGATAATGGCCTATTAGTTGTAAAATAAAGTCTGCATCTCCTGCTTTAACTGTATTTATCACGTAAATGCAGATGATGGTGTTGTACTTTCCATCTGGTATTATGTTCCGATAATGAGGATCGTAGCCATCCACGCCAAGCCAGTCAGCGTCGAAACACTTCCCACAGCCATAGTCTAGTACTCGGCCACGCAGCAGCCCTTGTTCAAGTAAATACCGCGCTGGGGCCGAGAGCACCGTGCGAGTTATAGCCGTTTTTTCTGAATTCATAGCAGTCCTTTCTGTTTTGCAATGGCCTGAGCCACTACCAATTCCGGCGAAGTTATGTCGTAGCCACCTGTTTCACCACTTCTGTATTCGATTTCTTCTTTTCCAAAACGAGCGAGTAAGGTATGAAATTTAGTATCACTTTTACAAAAGTATAGTTCATGATAACCACGCTCCAACGTCACGCTGCCAAGGTATATACAGTTAGCACAGGAATGAGGAAACCTCAGCCTGTTAGCTTTTGGCTTTGACTTTGTGCCAAGCCTTTTATGCAGCTCAGCAGAGTAAATGCCCCGCTCGTCGTGGTAGTAGCCTTGATCTTTGATTACGGGACAACCGTTGGATTCCAAGTCAAATGCTGCTTCCCCAGCTCTCGTACAGTCAGCTATAACGTATTTGAGTCCTGCAATGTCCAGCGCTTTGGCGTTAGCTTTAGTTTCGTTCCATGCGGTAAATGATTTCATTTGTCTCCTTCCACAAACGTTTCATACCATTGCGCAAACCCACTGTTGTAGGGCTTGTAGTAGTGATAAGCTGGTTTTTTCTTCGGCAATAAACTCACTGCAAACAACGTCGCGTCGATTACCATTCCAACTAAGTCTTGCATTTTGTCAATCATTTTTTTTCTCCTGGTAACATTTTTTAAATTCTATATTTATATATTACCATATATTGAAATATTGTCAATAGAGAAATAGGAATTATTTATAAATAATTTAAAGGGGAAATAAAGAAGCCCAGAGAAAAGAAAGGATTAGATTCTCTGGGCTGTGTGTGAGATGAAGTCACCTATTATTTAATAGACCAATTGGTACCTGTACAGTATTCTACAGTAATAGGTACTTCAAATGTATCATAGTCTTCCATGATTGCAATGATTTTATCTACTATTTTTTCTTCCGGTTCTAAAATAAACACTAATTCATCGTGTACGTTGAGAATTAAATCGGTTTTATAGTCTTTAAGAAAATTGTAAACCTCCAACATACGCCACTTCACAAAATCACCTGCTGTGCCTTGTATAATGGTATTGAGCGCAATATAGCTCTTATCTACCGGTATGTAGCGTTTACGTTTATAGTAATTTGTCACCCAACCAATGCGCTTTTTTGCGCGACGATAAATCGCACCTTCCGCAGCTGTCATTAATTTTTTTATTGCTGGATATGTTTTTAGATACTGCAAGCGTAGCTCTCTGGCCTGGTCTGTGCTGCACTTTAGCGTGTTAGCTAAACTCCTATTGCCCATTCCGTATAATAAGCCAAAACCAATACATTTAGAATGCTTGCGCTGTTTCGCTGTAACCTCGTCAATCGGTATGCCAAACATCATACTCGCTGTTTGTTTGTGCATGTCGATTCCACTTTTAAATGCTTCAATAAGTGCCGGTTCGCCAGAAAAATGTGCAAAAAATTTGAATTCCAGCTGTGAATAATCGGCCACAAGTAGCTTTTTGCCTGGTGGCGCGATAAACACCGAGCGCATTCGGCTGTCTACATTCTGCAAATTCGGCGACGATGCACTCAGCCTTCCGGTGGCCGTGCGTGTTTGATTGAAAGTACAAAAGATACGGCCATACATGTGTTTTTGCAACAATGGATCGATGTACGTCGATTTCATTTTTACTATGTTGCGATATTCCAGAATCAAATCTACTAATTCATTTCCCTTGAGCTTCTCTAATCCTTTTTTATCCAACGATGCTGGTACCGCCAGCCCCATTTTTTCTAGCTTTATCCGCAGCGTGGGCAAACTACCGATTGTCCATTCCCCTCCAGAAATAGCGAATATCTTCTGTATTAGCTTCTGCTTTTCTATCTCTTTAACTTGGGACAGCTTACGCACTGCATCCAGGTCTATCGGTGCTCCGGTGGTTTCTACGCCAACCAACGCTACAGCCAGCTGGCATTCTAAGTCATACAACGGTTTTTGTACACCTAGTTTTCCATGCTGAAGATAAAACAGCTTACGTGTATACTCTACATCGGTGCAGCAATACGGGAATATTTCCCGGTCTGTAGCGTTCTCCGGGTGGTCCATCTTGTACGTTGGTTCGTAATTGTAGTAATCCTTGATTAGAGTTTTCAGCGCATATTTTATTCGTCCTGGCTCGGTAATGAAAAACAGTAACATGGTGTCGTGAAACACTGGTGGTAGTGGATACCCGGCAACGGTAAGGAATTTTAGATCGAATTTCCCATTGTGATAAACATGTGGATATTCAAAGAGCTTTTCCGCTTCTGCACATTCGAAGAACGTTTCCCAAGGCACGTAATAAGAGTCGGTTTCAGTGGCAAAGCCAATCCCACGAATCTGATCCCTGTTAAAATCCAACCCACTGGTTTCAATGTCCACCGCCAACACAGTACCCGGTGGTATGTCCAGCGCAGCTACTAATTCTTCGGCGGAACAGATTAAATGCCAGTTTTTGGGCAATGTAGCCGGATTAAAGATCAACTCTACGGGTAAGTCGTTAACAATATAATTAGAATGGGGCATGGGAGTCGTCCTCTAACTCGAGTTCATCGGAAACATTGGGATCGTTGAGTAGATGCCGCAATACAGAAGCAAATTCCGTGGTTTTGCGCAACGAACTGGCTTTGTTGGATACTTGCTCCAGACACCCACTTGTAATGAGCCAAGACCAGAAAGTCCGGCCTTTACGGTTGTCCTCCAGCATACCATTTATCATTGCCTGCGTAAGCACACTGTATTGGAGCAGCGTCCGTATGATTTTCTTACCATAGGGTGCAATTGCCGCTTTCACGTTTTCTTCGTGTAGGAGTTTACGCTGGCTAAAATCAAAGTATCTAAAACTTTCTTTTTTATAAATCGAGTCCAGGTAATAGAATATGGCTGCTGCGTGTGCTGGGTGTATAATGCAATCTTCACACCGGTCGTCGGTACTGAAAAGCCGCGCTGCCAGTGCCACCGTCAGCCGTGCAACCTTATCCTTCTGTTCGGCGTGGATAACCAGTGGGATTTTCTGCGTGTAAATATCACTTAGCTTCCCAGCGTAATCAATTATTGTATCCTCAGCTAATTCACTAATCAGCACATTGTGGCGTTTCCTGGACCAGCACCACCGCAACAGCTTGCGATTTAGCCCTTGGGTATGTGTGTGCTCAACTTTGGGCATATCGCGGCGTTTGAGCTGATACAGCCGTCCATCGACGTCGTGTAGTCCTGCGCTCAGTGCAAAATCAAACCGAGCGATGTCCTCCGGCTTGCCGATCACGTTATTCAGTGCCTCGATGCCACAGTCAAAGTGCTCTAACTGCATGTTATACCTTGGATTAGCAATCCACATGCTGCGTACCCGTGCGTGAGTACGCATGGAACGTATCTTTTTAATCTCAGCAATCCCCGCGCTACGTACATTGCTCAATCGAGTAATAATATCAGGGCTAGCTTCTTGCACCTCGTCTATAACTACCATACCTTTATCGTTTTGTGGATACGTGCCCCAGTGCACATAGCGCATGGAGTTGGCCTCGTCTATACCACCCACTAGGCCAGCAAAGCTCACATTCTCACCGGTGAGTAGTTCGCCGTAGCCATAGTTTCGCATCATACGCTGTACTAGCGTTGATTTTCCTGTTCTGGTGTCGCCGAGCACGATAACCTGCACCCAGCCACGAATGTCCTGCGCCAGAAAATCAAACTGCAATAGACTGTGATAGGCCAAATCCAATGCTAAGTGTAAATCAAAACGCCCGAAGATAAACGTCAAATTTGCTTCAAAATCGTTATAAATGTTATCTAATCGCTTATAAATTTGTTTTACTTGGTGATAATATTGATCATTTTTGTCTACGGGTATTTCGCTTAGATTCATAATTGCGTAACAATGTCCTTGCTCTATGGTACTGCCTATCGGCTATTATTTTTACAGCTTTTACTTCGATTGTGGAAGTCCGCGCCCACAAATCCCAACATTTCTGGCAATCATACTTATCACACAGCTTGGACATGTTATGTCGCATTGTGCGCTGTAAGCCCGTAACGGCGTTAATCAGTTGATAACATTTGTAATTGTGTAATCGGAATAGTGAGCATTTACCAACTGATTGGTAAGTAGGATAAACCTCTTCGGCCTTGGATTCAATGGAACGATAGTCTTTCACCTCCGGGCCTTTTGCTGTCTGCACATTGGTTGCAATGGCATTTTGCTGCCGCTTGTGAATCTCTTCCCACTCCACTACGCTTTTATGCAGCTCAGTGGGTGCAAATCCGGCCACTATACAGTCAGAACAGATTTTAGTTGCTGCGTTTAACTCTACACAATTCATCTCCATGCGGTGTAGCGTGCGAAAAACGCCATATTTCAGCCGAAATAAATAGCCGAGTGGCTGATGCCACAAGTCAAACAGTTTACAGTGCTGTATGCGCCTCATTTTATGTCCTTTCTTAGTTTTATCCACACGGTTGCTGAAAAGTGGCTTGGAGTAAGGCTCTATAAAACGTTGCGTTGCAAAGGGTTACAACTTACGAAAATAAAAAAGATAGTAATGGGGGGTGGGTGCCTGAGCCAAAATCAAAGTTACGTCTACCTTAATTTTTTCTGCCGCTGGTCTTTGGACCCCTCCCCCCATTACTATCTTTTTTATTTTTAGGTTTTATAACGTCTTGCATTGCAACCATTTATAACTTGTTACTCCAAGCCACTTTTCAGCAACCGTGTGGAATGTTGCCTCAAAACACTGATTTCGGTGGTTCGGAATTAAGCGGAGAATGTAAAATCGACCCTTTTTTGGCAACTTCGTACTGATTTTCCAATTCTTGGATGTAATTACTAACTAATAGCCCACACATTACATAGCCAAACCACGTGCCAAGCATGAAACTCACTGCTATTCCTATCATAATTTCTTTATTTCCTTTACAGCTTCTTCTGTGATTTCAGTTAATTCCCTATATATGGTTTTAATTTTATCCGCATATAAGTTAATAAGCCTTCGTTGTATGTCCTTTTCTCTCTCTAACTGCTTTATATATGCTTTATCGTTCATTCTTCTTCCCTTCAAGGTGGTAAACATGCACTGACTCGATGTCGTCTATTCCACAACTCCACAACTTTACCATTGCTGGTGTCGTCAGTAGGCCCAATAGCATTGCAATTTGGGCACAACACACCGTCAGCCGTTACCTGTACATCTTTGTAACCACAAAAAGGGCATTGGGCTATGAATGCCTTACATGCCTTACATTCCACGCAGCATTCTGTTGGTATGCTAGGATTTAATTCACATTGAAACAGCTTACACTGTGTTGTAGAAGTGTACTGTGATAGAAAATTACAGTACACACCCGACTCATTGCAATGTTCACCGTTAGGCACTTCCACCTTAACTTGGATCTGTTTCATCAGAACTCCCAGTCTTTCGGCTTGCGATTTCACTTTCTATGGCCCCTATCATGGCTTTTAACTCAGCGTTTTGATTCATGCGTTTGTTCAACTTTTCAGTCTGTGCTTCTAAGTTAGCATTTAAATCTCGCTGAATTTTAACCAACGATCTCATAGACAAATGTTCCTTAACGATTTCGATTGGTAATTTCACTTCTTCCTTCTTTCTAATTTGCGTAACGCCGTTAGCGTTATACAGGCTGTGGTTACTGTGCGCTCAATATTATCAATGTTACTGCGCACTTTTACGAGGTCATTCGAGACACTAATACACATTTCTTGGGTATGCTCCAACATACGCAGGAGCGATTTTAGAGTTACGTTTGGGTTCATGATTCCTTTCTTAAATTATTATACTATAATATTATAATATCATCAACGAGCCTCGGGCCAAAAATTTCCACATACATAATCCGGCGGTGTGTTTGGCCAACATTTCTCCTGCCAATGCGCTAGTTTTTTCTTCGCTTTAATGTTACACTTTTCATCCACATAGCGTGTGCAGTTAGCACAACATTCTACATCCTTTTCCATGTCATAACTCCTTTCTTGTTAATCGCCAGAATTTAGTCTTTCCACCGTGTTTGTGCTTCACCATTTGCACCCATCGCGTCACTTCAACTAAGCCCTTGGCTCGTGCTTCAGCCATAAACGTACTAACATCGATTTTTGTAGTCCCTGACAATTCCTGTAGCTTCGCCAACGATATGTCATCGTCTTCGGGAAACGCTGTCCAAATACGATCAAAGGCTTGGGCACGCTTTGTAGACTTAACCCCTTCCCACTCTGGCCACATTCGTTTCGGCTTTGTATTGCTGAATCCACACCGCCACTGCACCCACAGCACGCGAGTGAAGGGCACTTCGAGTGTATGCACTATGTAATTCGCTGAGTGATTATGCATCAACAAATCCATTATCCGTATGTCTTTTTTGTGTAGCATTCTATACCGTTCTCCTTAGTTGCAATGTTTTAAAACTTAGTATAAGTCCCGTCTGCATTGTCGCGCCAGGCCACGCCGTGCCCCGCCTCGCCCCGTCTGCATTGTCGCGCCAGGCCACGCCGTGCCCCGCCTCGCCCCGTCTGCATTGTCGCGCCAGGCCACGCCGTGCCCCGCCTCGCCCCGTCTGCATTGTCCAGCCGTGCCATGCCTTGCCTTGCCGCGCCTTGTCTGCATTGTCTCGCCGTGCCATGCCTGGCCACGCCAAGCCACGTCTGACTATAAATTATAAAATAGTATAAATATAATACTATCATACAATATAAATATTGTCAAGGTATTAAAATATTTTATTCTATTTAGTTCTTAATTCCCGCAAAATAGCATGCAGCAAATCCATTACAAATGCGCCAATAAATAGCACCGCTGCGCTTTGTAGCACTAATATAGCTGCAATCTCTTGCATTATTGTCGGTGCTTCTACGAGTATGGTGACACCGAGAAATGTTAACACTATGGAGAGGAAAAGAAGAACTATAGCGAGTAGTAGTATCATAACGTAGAATTCTCCTTACAATTAATTTCCGCACACACCTTCGTTCCTAACGGAGACTTCAAGCTCCGGGTAAACAAATCACGGTTCCAAAAGGGTTCTACCGCTTGCCAAAATTCTTCTTCACTATGCTCAACAAAGGCCAAGAAGTCAGCCAATGCTCTTTTATCTAATTTATGATCATGCTCCTCCACCAGTGCAATACCATCTGAACGGTTTATGCGGCCTTCACGAATCCAACTGCACGCAACGTCAGTCGCGCGAGCATGGCCGTACTTTGGGTACTTTAACCACGGATGCACTAAATATCCCATTGAGTCAATTTGATCGTAGCTTTCGATGTAGCCTTCGCGCTCCCACTCACCGGTGTCATCCAGCGATTTAAAACCATGCTCCTTCGCCAGCACCATGTTGCGGTACCCACTCCACTTCACAAAGTAACTCAAATAAATTGGGTCCAGCTCTGCATCTTTGATCTCTTTTATTGTGGGGGACATCACAACTTCCATGTCTCGCATGGTAATCCCGTCTTCCAACCAGCAGCCCCACTCCACAGGCACCACTACGCCGTTGTTCATCTGATTAAGTGCGCTGGACGTTTCTACGGCATCTGCACCTCCGTATTCGTAGCTAATATTTTCACCATAAACTATTAACGGGATGTTGTAATTTATCGCTACACGCAGCGGAAAGGTGTAAATAGCACGATCCCAGTACCAAGTTGGTGATCCGAGCTTTACCAACGCTTTCCACAGCATCTTTTTCGCAACTTTGCGATTTAAATGCAGCGAGACAGCATCGCAGCCAAAATCATCTAACATGTTATCGAAATTATCACGCCCAGTCTGTGTCCAGCTCAAATTAGACACATTGACTAACAGTGGATTCATGTGCATTATGTTTTTCATTGTGTGCACTTGGGAATATGAATCCTTACCGCCGCTCACCGGTACAATGCAATCATAGCCACTGTTACTACGATACTTATCACACAAATATTTGAGTTCATTGGCACGCTCTGCCCAGTCAGTAATTTCCTTCTTCTCCGCTGCCACACATGCTTGGCACACCCCATCATTAAATGTTATCCCAGGCCGAGTGTCCGGCATTACGCATTGTCTACAATATTGCATTTATTTACTCCTTTGGTTTTCGGTACTATCACACCACTGCTGCCAAACCTGTTTGCTGGCTTCGTATCAACATAGACCCAACGCCGTTCCGATTCGTTAAGATCGCCACACTTAGGATCACTGATTGTGTCTATACAGTCATTGCTCATCTTTTATCTCCCTCCAAACTTTGTTTTAAAATCCGCCAGAACCTTGCAATAACTTCGAGCATCGTCCATCTCCTTTCTTTTGTTGTTGTATGCATTGCAAATATCTTCCATTAACGAGGCTGATGATGATCCAAATGGACTTATGTCTCGTCGATCAATAGTGCATATTAACCTGTATGAGCCTTCGCACCGCTGCATTATTTCGTAAGCATCTATGTGCGATGAGTAATCGTAAAACCACGCACCAAGTGCCACCTTTTCTCCAGGTAACCCAGCAATAGAATGTTTCTTTTTACGCTCCGATTCCTGTTTTTGAAACCACGGACAATCGAGGTAGCACAATTCAGGCCCACTGCGTCCGAGTTCCCACAACGGCACAGCAATCCGAGTATAAGTACAATAATTCTTAGCTCCTTGCCGTTCGAAGTACATACACTCTGTGCATTTAGTGATTCTTATTTCATCCATTATTCTCCTTTCTCTTTGGGTAACACACACGGCGTACAATCATCATCTAACAATAAATAGGTATCATCGGTAAATCTAATCAATAAATAGTTGAACACAAAGTTTTCCAAATTATCCTCTAAACGCTGACAGCTCTTAATTGTTTTGCCTTGGTACTCTTCAAACTCTTTTGGAACGCCGGTTGGTTTCATTTTTCACCTCCTTCTTTCCAATCATCTATTGTTCCAATAAAATCTTTTTGGCAGTCCATACAAAGGACTTCAAACAGTGTAGTTGGCTTCATTAATTCCTTTCTGCTGCATACGTGGTATGCTTATTCATTTTTTTTAACGCTAACCGTACTTGCGGTGCTCCGGTGTACTTCAGCTTGTGCAATTTCTTCAAGATATACACTTGCTCCAACAATGGCTTTTTAACATACGTCCTACATAGTTGCCGGATTTGCTGTTCATTAGTCATTGCTACACACCAACACTTTCAATTCCACGTGTTAATTGTTCGAAGTTTTTTGTTATTTTTGTGTCGGCTTTTGGTTCATTCATTATTAATTCCTTTCTACTTGAAAAATCCGTAAATCTGTCCAATCAACATCATGCGGTGTGCCTTGTAAAAAACCTTCCGGTGTTATCGCCTCACTAAACATGTGCGTAACTTGCTGGTTGCGTGGGTGGGCTACTTGTCGTCCAGTGAATGAATATGTTAAGTTCTCATCCATAGCCAACGAGCCAACAAAGTACGCCTCGTGGTAAATCGGAGTCTCATCCAAGTTCTCCTCTTCACCTTCTTGCAGTGGATCTTGTGACACAATCAACTGCTCTACATTCAAGTGCTGGCACTGTATCCATTCCCAATGCTGACACGCCAGCCCAAACACCCCACTCAATGCTTTTTTCTGCTCGAATGTGGTGCACTTAACAAACGATAAAATATCACCAGATTCCAACTCATCCAACTCCACCTTCAATTGCTCAGTCTCTTCTTTGTTTGACATGGCGCACATAGAACACAAATCCTTAGTGCCGCGCTCCATACAGTCAATTACACCCTTGTTGGGAATAGAGAACGGTTGCAGCGTTTTGCCAATACACCGCGCTCGAACTATCATCCGCTTCTGGTACCACTCCGGCAGCCTCGAATTGTGCAGACTCAGCGTGTGTGTGGTGTCGTCCTTCTCCGGTTCAAACTTCGGCACCGGCCACCGCTGTTTCGCCGTGTGGCGTAATTCGTTGAACTCCTCCACAGTGTGCCCCGTGCGAAAGAAATCAGTTAAATCCCCACCACGCCCCAATTCCTTATGTGGCAGCGCGATAATGGTAACATAGTCAGCAACTTTCTTTAAACTATTAACTACCTTCTCACCGCCTTTTTTACCCGCATCGTCACAGTCATAGCACACCGCCACATTTTTGTGCAGCAAGTGCTGGAGCTGCTTCTTAGTGGGCACAGTATTCGCGCCACCGGTAAACGTTATACACGGCAGACCGTGAGCCAGCCCCACAATGGCATCCTTCTCGCCTTCTACAATAATCACATCGTTGTTTTTGTACGCTACTTCCATCGGGTAAATATAGACTGATTTCACACCTTTGATTGATATGACTTTAGCACGCTCAGCGTTGAATTTGTACTTGCGAATGTTCACCAACTGATTACTGTAATAAATTGGAATCCACAACCGCTCTTCCTCCCAGCCCAACTGTAGCTTACGTATCAACGCCTCGTCCAAATTCCACTCCGTCCTCAGGCGTTCTCGCACCACTTGCTCCATAGACATCAGGCGTTCGTGAGCTTTTTCCACAGCGTACTTATACGACGCAGTCAAGGCTTCAGTGTAGGCGGTGAACTGCCGGAGCTTTTCCGGCAGTTCTACACCCAGCTTCTTTGCCAAAGTACCAATATGGCCACTTTTGCCGCAGCCGAAACACTTCCACCGGCCTGTTTTTCGATCAATGGACAACGATGCATGCTCATCATCGTGGAACACACACTTCAATTCAATGCGCGTTTCCATAATGTTGCCAACGTTGCAGTGTTTAATAATCCAATCGTAGTAATCCATAGATGCTCCGGTTAAAATATTTCGTTGCCAGCGTCGTCTTTTAGTATGTTGTCCGTTGGAAGATCGTTCTTGTCTTGCGTATTGATCTGGTTCTTGTTGTATTGATCGCGGTAAGTCTCGTACAAGGCAGCAAACTCACCCAGCTTCTTATCTTGGTTAGTAATAACGGTGATTTTGTCGTTGTTATCTAACTTGTCGAGGTAAATGTTGTGATACTCAATCCCGCTGTTAGAACGCTCCAACTGCGTGTTGAGCTTGAATGCATAGCAGAAGATTTTCAGCATTGGTGGCACATTAAGCAGCTTAACAATGCGCTTTGCAACCTTGATCTTTGAGCGTGCAAAGTTGAGGATAGTCACAGTGGCCGTGTCCCATACATATACTATCATAGTTACTTGCTCGTCACAGTCACCCACCATACCGCCGTTACGCCATACTTTTTTAAACTCGCACGAACGGCACTCGCCACCTGGATCGCCCTCACCAGTCTCGCTGTCGCGGCTACGGCACAACGGCATGGAGTCTTCCATCTTCTCCGACCACCGCAATCGGTTGTTGAAAATCAACAGCGGTGTCACGGTGATTGGTGCGGGAATGGCCTTTTCAGCATTAGCATCCCAGAACTCTCCAGGCCGCGCATTGCCCTGCTTCACTGCCTCACTTGCACCCTGACACAGTTGCAATATTGGCGTGGATTGCTTATAGCTATCATCCAGTGTGTCCAACGTGCCATCGTCCTTGTACTGCTCCAAAAACTTCTTGGACAGTGCTTCGTCACTCACCTTTAGTAAGTCTAACTTCTTCGGACTCATAACTTTCTACTCCTTCTGGTAATACGCCTGTTTCGTCTAGTAATTCTCTACAATACTTGTTTACAACCATAAATTGTAATCTGTGTAATAACTCCCACGGTAATTCGTTTTTCTGCTGCCAGCGTTCAAATGCTATCGAGTCAACCACGCTAAATTGCCGCTTTGTTACAAATGTAACCTTACCCACCTGGCCAGCTTTGTAGGTTTTATTCCGTGTTTCAAGGTCTTGGTTATGCCACCACTCAAACATTTCCCGTTGCAACTCGCCATATTGCTCTTTAATCCCAGCTACTTCATCTTCCTTAGCTTTCATTTTAGTTTTTAATTTCCGTAACTCTTTAATCTGTTCTACAATCCACATAATTTCCTTTCTTTAAAAGGGCAGAGGCGAAGGAGTAAAAAATGAATAAAAACAAACACCCCTGCCCGAAACTTAGTCTACATACGCCTTTTGTAACTGCTCTTCCGACAAAGCAACATAATCGTCAAATCTCCATCGCACCTTACCCTCAAATGTAACACTCTGCTCGGCGCAGTTAATAATAATTATAGGGTGGTCAGGATCGATTAGCTCGGTACTAATTCCAAATCCAGTGGCGCAAGTTTCTTTTCCGGCAGTCATTTCAGAAAAGATCATTCGCGCTAAATATGGATGATCACCCCAGCGGTCTTTGCGCCGTAACACTGCCTGTACTACTACTGGTAAATCAGTACCACTCCAATGTGTGTATAGATACACCCCCGAATCTGCAATTTTTACGTTTCCTCTGTCTCCCATGTTATTCCTTTCTTAGTGTGCATAGGGTAAATCGTTATACTCTGTAAACAGCGCACGGGCTACACTCTCCGGCACTCGCGCACCGTTTGCCAACACTCCACCGCGCTCTTTTTTATGATTCAGGCCCAAAACAGGCCCACAGTACGCTACCCACGCACCTTCAATCCGTGTTATCGCCACTACAAGAACTTCTCTGTGCAGTGCGTAGTGAGTTATTTCCGCTGTGAATTCATTCATTTTTCCTCCTTAAAGTGTTCATCTGTAGTTTCTAGTTATCATCTTTAATACCTCGTCTTACGGAATTTGAGTAGTGGTAACAATTTAGGATGCACAGCCACAAGTCGCCGCGCAATGTAAGCACTGTAGTTGTTGTTGAGTTTATACTTTTTATGTGCCCACAGGAAATTCACTTCCCACCGCACACGCTCCGCCAGTGCCTTGACCCCAAAGGCTTGATTCTTGTGGAGCTTCTTCAGCGCGTATTTTTCAAACAGCGCATACACCGTAGGGTTGTCTTCAATCCACTGATCTGTCTCTTCTCGCCAATCGTGATAGTCTTTCATTTTACTTCCCTTTCGTCATAGCTACAAAACGTTTCGCGTCAAAATTACCTTGGAATTTTTTTTTCTCCTTTAAATTATTTGCTATTGTTTCATCCACCGTGCCCTTGCAAATCAAGTTCACATATGTGACTTTATTCACCTGGCCAATTCTATGATTTCGATTTACACTTTGCTGATACAGTCCTAATTCAAACGTCTGGCTATAGTATAATGTATAATCCGCAGCGGTGAGTGATATACCAAAGGCACCGGCTTGAATCTGCGCCACAAACACCCGATGCTCAGGCTTGTTTTGGAAGTCATATATACCCTGTTTTTTCTGATCCGCCGTTATCGAGCCATCAAACCGTATGGGATTGCGCTTCAGCTCCCAGCACAGTTTTAGCACCGTTTCAACGTCATACCGGAATCGACACCAAATAATAACCTTGTGCTCGACTAAATCAACCAACAACTCCCGCAGCAATTCCAGCTTTGGATTCTTATCAAAGATAATTCGCGCCGTTTCACCCTGACTAAATCCTTGGCATATTTGCTGCAACCGCAACAGCCGAGTCAGCACGTTTGCCGCCGTGACCACGCTCTCTCCGATTGTAGTAATGTAGTCTGCTACCAGCTCATCGTATGCATGGCGTTGTTTGGCAGTCAGTGCAACCTCGCGTATCTCGAATATCTTATCTGGTAAGTCCAGACAATCTTTCTTCTTGTAATTCACTGAGTAGGGATAGATTTTGTCGTACAACTGCTCTTCGTTCTTAATCCCCACAACTTCGTTATAATGCGTAAACCGAGTAGAACGGTTGTGAGGTATAGGTCGCCGCACAATTACAGCGTATTCGTTTTCAAACTCCGACCATGTGCTAAATAGCCCTGGGTGTAAGAACTTAAACTGCGAGTAAATGTCCAACGGGCTGTGTGAGATTGGCGTACCTGAGAGAATATATCGCCACGGCACATCCTTAAATGCATGGCAGGCTTGCGCTTGTTTTGCCTTGTGATTCTTAATCTTAGATGACTCATCCACAATGCATGTCTTCCACGCCTTAACGTCATTTATCTTGTTGCAACTCATTCGATAACGCCGTCCCGTGGTTGGATTTGTGGGCATGGTAATATAGTTATACTGCCTCAAGGTAGCAAAGCTAACAACGTAAATACAACCATTAGCGCAACAGGGCAGCTCTAATAACTTCGCACGCCGAGCCTTTGTGCCGCGTAACATTATGGGTATAAAACCAAGCCACTTTTCTACCTCACTCTCCCATACACTAAGCACAGAAGCAGGACAGACTACGAGGCATGGGTACTGCTGATTGATTTTTACAGTTTCCAGTATAGCTCTGGTTTTGCCCGTACCCATTTCACAAAACAATGCTAAGGATTGCCCCAAGGCTCGGTGAATAATTTCTTTTTGGTGAGTAAACAGTTTCATTTTTCTTACTCCAGATTATAATAGCTATTTGCTAAAAAGTAAAGGGCTCATTTATTAGATTCTAGCAATAATTTATCAAATCCTAATTTCGACACCAACTTCGTTCCAATTGTCCGCGATAGGTTTTCTTTCATGGTGCTTTTTATTTTGTTTTCAGTGTCGTTTGTTAAAGTTTGGGCAAATTTCCTTGAGTGCTCTTCTATCAACGTATCAAGTTTCCATTCTATTCGAGGTTTCTTATTACCGTAGCCATCTTTGCGACCATTTCCATCAACTATTTCTTTCCAAAAGTTATCGAAATCACGTTTTAGTAATTCCTTGACTGTTAATCCACATTCAATTGTATCGCCATACCTATCAGTTTTTGTATATTCTCGCGTCAAGAAATCCTCGCTTATTTTGTCAACAATACTGCCTGCCTTTTCTTCGGCAGCATTTACAATAATTTCATCCACCTTCGCGTCTACCTGTTTGCTCACTTTTTCCATAACAATTTTGGTAACGCTATTCAATATAGAATCCTTGATTGCCTCGTCTAAATTGCCATCATCGCCAATGTAATCCAATTCAACTTCAATGTTAAACTTCATTTTTTACCTCTACTTTAGTAATGTTATGGACCAACGTAGCTTGATCCCAACTGGCATGCGTGCAGAGCCATTGGGAAAAAATTCCGTCAGTCCGGTAAACCTGGCCACCGAGTAAATAATAATCATGTTCATCATCGTGTCCCAGTACTTAGGATGAGTTCGTGTTTTCATTATTCCCACCACCGTGAAGCTGTTGGTACGTTACTCTTATAGCCTCTACACGCTTCCCAGTATTCATTTAATGTCATTTCATCGTAACCATCAAATCCTGCTTCATCATCTTCGATAATGGTAGAATTGACGGTTACCAATGCTTCATACACAGTAGAATCATAAATAAGTTCCCGGAAAGACTTTTCGCCAGTACATCCGTTTAAAATTTTTAGTGCTGCTGTCTTGTTCATTTTTTCTCCTTGGTTAATGTTTTTGTTTTCCATAATTATATATTACCACATATCAAAATAATGTCAATAGTAAAATAGTATATTTATCGGATTTTTTAAAAGTAATTATAAAATGTGGATTAAGCGTTAAATAAGGTTGAAAAACTCGTTGCGAGGTTCACTTTCTTTGAAGATACCAGTGATGGCACTTGTCGTCATAGTAGCATTTATTGCCTTGACACCACGCGAAACCATGCAATGATGTTGAGCTTCAATAACTACTATACAGCCAAGCGGCGATACTGTTTTTTGGAAAGTTGATGATATCTGCTGTGTTAAACGCTCCTGAATTTGTAACCTTGCCGCAAATGCTCTTACCATTCTTGGTATTTTAGATAGCCCAACTACTTTATTATTAGTAGGAATGTAGCCGAAGTGAGCTTTCCCAATAAATGGCATCCAGTGGTGTTCACAGAATGACACAAAATCTATGTCTTTCACTACAATCATTTGATCATATTCAACATCATCAGAGAATGTAGTTTGTAAGTACTCTGCTGGATTGATGTTATAGCCATACAGTAGTTCTTCCCATGCCTTTAGTATTCTCTTTGGAGTATCGCGCAATCCTTCGCGATCTGGGTCGTCACCAACATAGCGTAGCAGCTCTTTTATCTTATGTTCAGCATCCGTTGAGTTTGGATTGATAGCTTCCATTCCGGGTTCTCCTTTACAAAGTTAATTGCGTCAGTATTGCCATCGGGATAACAGGGTTGGATGTAGTGATGGCAGCTATTATATGAATTCGCCCAACGCTTAATTTGTCCATCAGACACATCTGATGGATATACGATTTTCAACTCATCGATTAAACAATTCTCCATTACTATTGAGTTGTCTGATTTTGGCGATACTGTTACCCACACATGATCAAGCAAGGGGCTATTAACCGTTCCGTTAGTTTCTACATGCAGTGCTCTTTTGTTGATAGTTATAAATAAATTAAGTAGATTCAGATCAAACTGTAGTAACGGTTCTCCACCAGTAAGGCATACCGGAACTCCGGGATACTTATTTACTTCAGCCATTATGTCTTCGCCCGTCATTTCAGTGTGTTTTTCGTGTTCGGTGTCGCACCATTCACATTTTAAATTGCAGCCACTAAATCTCACAAACACCATTGCTGTACCAGCAAATCGGCCTTCACCTTGGATGGAGTAGAATATCTCATTTACTTTGTATACGTGGCTTGGCATGTTTCTGTCTCCCATACTGTGACTGAGCTTGGACTTATACCACATAAGTTTTCAAACGTTTCATAAAACAGCTTTGCCATGTTTTCCGCTGTTGGTGAGTTTGCCATTAAATATGTATCGTGGTCAACTTTGAATTCATCTGCCGAAGAAAGAATTAGCTTATGATCTACACTATAGTCTAGCCACTCCTGCATCGGTTTAAACAAGTTAAAATCCATAACCATATCTGTGTCGTTCAAGCACTCAGAACTCAGGCTTATGTCAACCACGTAGTTATGGCCATGTAAATTAGAACATTTCCCCACGTATGGGAATAGTCTATGGGAAGCACAGAATTTTAATTTTTTTGTAACATAATACATTTTACCACTTCCACCAAACACGCTCTATGTTTTCGTGCTTTTCAATTGCTACAGTACCACGTTCTACACGTCCACCGTTTTCGTCATCTTCCCAAACCTCTACCCAAATTAACTCAGGAAATCTACTAATTATTTGCTGTGCTAACATTTCGCATGATGAGCTTTTTAACTTGAGCGGAGAGCTGTACTTTTTGGTGAGATATTTCTTCACCTTTTCACCGAAGTCAATAAACTCAATTTCGCGATCTGTGGTAGAAGTTACTCCGAGTTTGAACTTAAATAAATGTCTGTGTAAGTAACTCAGATACCTGTACTTTACTGGAGCGTCTTCCCAGCAGTGGAAGCCTGGAATTGTGAACGTACAAATTAAACTTTGTTTCATGGGTACACCGTATAATCCCTTTCATAAGCGTCAAGGGCATGGTTAATACTATTTTTATCTCCGGCAACCAACCACACATTGATTCCGCGATTATAAAAACCACGCATTAACCGCACCCAAATACAAGCCGATAGCTGTTGCATGTACACCGTACCTTTATGTGATCGCCAGCACTTCTCATCATACAGTGCTTTAAGGTCAAAGCCGTAAATTTTCATCGCTGAGATAAGTCCTTCCGGAATCGATCCCTTTGAACGATGATATGTTTTCAGGCAGTCGTCTTCTAAATATGAAACGTTGCCATACATTTGTGTGGAAAACCACGATATGGAGTCACATGAGTACGGACGCCAGATGTTTATTAGCTTAAAATCGTTCATACCAAGTATGTGTACATGCTTATTTCGCTGTCGTGCGAGTTTGACTATAGCTTCACCATATACTAACCTGTTACGAATTTCCTTACATCCACCGAAAGCCACTAAATCTGACTGGCTCCAGAAGTAGTTCAAATCTTCCATCTTGCTACCGATAGTAAATATTGGTATTGGATTTAAGCCCTGTTCCTTCATATAGTCGTAGTTTCTGCGTGTTTTAACTCCGTCGTAAATAACGTCAAGCTGCAAGTAGCCCCAAAAGATGTCTTCGTACTCTTTGATCCAATCACAATAATCTTTTAGTGGGAATTGTTTCTTACCGCCTGAAGTCAATAGGGTGTTAGCACCGCAGTCTAGAAAAATCCGTAAATTCATTTCTTTTTGTTTACGGCGTATTAAATCCCAGTCTACCTGTTTCCAGTATGCCCAGGAAATCAGGATGTTTAAAGGATCTGGACGGTGCAATCAATATCCTCCGCTGATAGTGCTATGTCAATAATTTCTTTAATATGTATGGCTTCAATTCTTGGCACAACAATGTGTATAGTTGTAGTAAGTCCATCTTCGACTTCTTCTAAGTTAATTGGCTCCTCAAGCGTTGTACTGATGTTTTCTTTATTTAGCATGTCAACACCGTGCTCTTTGGCCATTTCATCCAAGTTGGGAGCATCCTCCGTAGCACGCGCAATTAGTATTTCTAATTCTCTATCCGTGAAGCCTGTTGTAATCTGTAAGTCAGGATCACCAAGGCTGTGTAGCACTTCTGCCAGCAAATCAGTATCAAATTCACCGTGAATCTTATTCATTGCCAAACCAAGCGCACGGCCTTCTTTTTCCGACAATGTCACCACTGAACATTCTACATCTGTAACACCTTGTTTTTGGAGTATGATGAAGCGTTGATGGCCGTGTATGATTTCCATGTTTGTTTCATTAACTATGATTGGATCAACATAGCCCCACTTGTTTAACGACTCTTCGAGCTTCTTGGTTGAGAAGGGGTCGATCTTTCTTGGGTTTTTGTCAAATGGTATTAGTGTGGCTACGGATAAAGTTTTCAATTTCATTAATTAAATCTCCCACGGGAATACAATCCACTCTTTTTCTTTTTTAGTAATCCAATAATCCGGCACAATCACAGATTGTTCGTGATAGTACCACGTTACATATTTTTTCCAAGTAAACGGGCATGCACTAGCTGTAGCTCCGGTGTCAGCGATGTCGTCAACAAGTAAAGTTTCTGATCCTGTTACAGTGTAGTATGGCTTATATGGTATTTTTAACATGTGTGACAGCTTAACTGCTATAACTAAGCCTCCTCGTGGGATACCGGTGATATAGTCAAAGGATAGTGGTTTTAGTTGTGCTGCTAATTTGATCATGTCAGCTTCGAATTCATGCCATGTTGGTTTTATCATAGCGACTAATTATAATACATGTTATACTTTAATACAAGATGAAATTCAAGAATCGAATCAAAGCATTCAAAATTATCAAAGCCAGCCAACTCCAGGCTAACGCCAAGAACTGGCGCACGCACAGCAACACCCAAACCGTAGCCATGCGCAAGATGTTGTCCCAAATCGGCTGCGTGTCTGCGCTTATAGTGCGTGAACTCCCCACTGGGCAATATGTTATCATTGACGGCCACTTACGGGCTGACGTGGCTGGCGATGCTGAGATCCCAGTCTTGGTGACAGATTTGAACGAAGCCGAGGCTGATACCGCACTGGCCACGTATGACACAATCGGGCGCATGGCCAACGCCGATGCGGAGCAGCTCAGCGCACTGCTCAAGGACATGACGCTGCCTGAGGAGTTGTTTACCACGCTGGATAAGATACTTGAAGAGGCTGAGGTGGATGCCATGCTTCAGGGTTTTCAGTTTGATGACGTGGATGAGTTTTTCGATGTAGAAAAAGAATCAGAGGTGAAGATGTGCCCGACGTGTGGTCAACGCTTACCGCGCAAGACTTAGATATCACGCAACACACCGCTGTGGCTCCGGTACTTACCGGTAAAGTGCTGCCGTGGATAGCAAGGCTCAGCGTGCGCTGTGCTGACTATTTTCTCATTAATGGTACTAATAGTGAGATTCGGCAATATCTAAAAGCTGGCGGCGATCCTACCAAGCTCATCGTCCACTATTTGGGCAGTGACACTGGGCTGCTCGAACCGCTGTGGAAGCCACACCTGTTTGACTTGCGTGTGGCGTTCTTGAAAAAACATGCTATTAAATACATTGTTTCGCCGGACTTTTCTTCCTGGATCACCATGCCCTACATGGAGCAGTTGTGGAATCTGTACCGGTCAGCAGCTATAACTTCATCCTTCGTGGCACTGGGCTTTGAGGTGATTCCCAATGTATGCTGGTCCCTACCCAAGATTAACAACATTGCTTTTACGACGTGGAATCTGAGCGAACAGCCACTGATTTTGATTGATGCAAACCACATTTCCCGTAACCACGCTCAGCAATACAAGGATATATTCTGGGCAGGTGCTAAGGACTTAGCCAGTAGGGCAGGAAATGCACGGTTTTGGATTTACGCATCGAATGAATGGGTCAAGGTGAGTTGGGAGAAGAAAATAGGGCCGTGCACACTAATTCCTTCCCGCAGCATCATGCTGCGCCAGTTGCATGGAGTTTTGCATAAACATTAAGCCTTATTCCTTACTTTTTTGCTACTTCTACTTATAGATCTAGGGGCAGTGAGTACACGTGTTTTATTACCTACCTTATATTTCCGTTTATTAGATTCACCGCTTGTCTTTACCATATCGGCCTCCTTTGTTAACGTTTTAATCTTGATTTAATTATGCCAGCAACTAGCTGTGCGGCTAAATCAGGATTTTTTCGCCGCTTAGCTCTTATTGCTTTCGCGCTCTTTTTCTTTCTCCGTCCACCACCGCTTGTCTTTGCCATGTTGGCCTCCTTAAAATCCTAATCGTTTCTTATATGCAGCATACTCAGATTTGATGCGTGCTATGCCACGTTTTACGAGTCCCTTTTTCTTTCTCCGTCCACCACCGCTTGTCTTTGCCATGTTGGCCTCCTTGTAAGTGTTAAGTGAATTATAACCGACTTGGTGTTAATTGCCAGAAGTTTTATTGCCTATCTTAACTTTCGTCGGGCGGTTAAAAAATCCAAACGTCTTGTCCTTGTCCGACGCTACCACATTCGCTGTGAATGTTACCGCATAGCCCCTTAGCGTGGTGTAGAACGGTTCTTCGATTTCACGCTCTATTGCCTGGGTGCTGATGCTCGACGCCCACGTGCCCCACAGCTTTGCCCCGTAGTCGGTGCGAATAAGCATTTTTCCACTCACGCCGTACTCCGTTTCCTTGGCGCACGCATGAAGAATCGTTCCGGTGACTTGAATGCGCTGGCCTGGTTGCACTGGCTCAAAGTGCTCGGTGGTGGCTGGATTGCGTGCTAACTTCTTCACCAACGCTACCTGTTTTTCACTGATTTTGCTCCACTCAATAGTGGCGTTTTTGATGTTCTTTATGATCGGATGATCCACTTCAATATCCGTTTTGATTCCATGCTCCTCAAATAGTTTGTTTGCTATTTCGTTCATAATATTATAGCTCCAATCACAGCAACCAAGATGGCTGCCCATGTTACGATTTCCGTTATAAATAGTATAAAGTGCTTCATTCTGCCTCCCCTAAAATTCCAAGTAAAGGGAACGCAGAGCCATTGCGATTCCCCTCTCCACTATTGCCTCAACTCCGTAGTTAGTACCGTCGTCGGTGTCGGGTCTCAGGTACTTTTTCTCCGCTCGCTCCGCATTTTCTTCATGGGAACGCATTAACTCATAGGTTCTCGATATCATTTTTTGTTTTGTCATCGTGTTCTCCTGTTTGGTTAACGGTTAGAATTCTTCGTGCTCCAGTTCGCAAGAATCCTGATTGCCATGGAGCTCCAAATATAAATGTTGGTTATAACTTTCCAGTTGATACAGGCCAAAAGAAGATATGTCGACGCTATCATATCCAAGATCCTTCTCGCGATGTTTTATCCCCGCACGGGCCTGCTTGATCCTATGTGTAACGCTATTGTCTGGTTTCATCTGTTCCTCCTACTTGGTAACGGTTAAATAATTTGGTAATGAAACGAATTTCGTTACCAAATCAGGTCGGTTGTTTAGATAATTTGATTTAGCCAATATTGTGTAACGCAGGATCCAACCAATTCCTCAGCATTTGCTGTTTTTTTAATTTGGCGGACGTAGCTGCAAAAATTATCCCAGATAACAGAGCCACGAACATAATCACAAAAATTAGTTCCCCGATGCATTTTGTAGATTAAAACTGTCAGTTTCATAATTCCTTCTTTCTGGTTTATTTTGTGGAAATGAAATTATTTTTTTTTGATAGTGCGGTGTAGAAAACATAGGTATCAACACCGATTTTTTCGATTTTGTAGTTGGTGTTCTGTAGTTCGTATTTCATGTAGTTGACAGGGTGCTCAGCAGCAGTGAACTCTACTGCGTAGGTGGGAAAATCGAATTTCCTTTTTACTGAACCCACATTATTGAATTTTTTTACATAGGCCATTTTTTTGGTGATTGAGTTGAGGTTGAGGTCCATTTTGTTTTCTCCTTTGTTTTGTGTTGTTGTGTTTGTCATAATCCCTCCGAGCAGTTTTTTGACCTGCTCAGGTCGTTGGTTGTTGGTTTACATGCTGCCGTTATAAATTGTTTCGAGTCTCCGCGGGCTAATGTCTACATAATTCGATAGTACATAGGCTGCCTCACTCAGGCTCCCGTATCGGTTGATGTGTTCGTCCAGCGTTGCGATAATTTCGGTTTTTGTCCAATCCTTCAGGTTGTTAAAATTTCTTGCGATCGTTTTTTGCTTTGTCATCGTGCCTTCTTTCTGGCCTTGGTTGGCCGTCGTGTTTTTGTTTGCGTTGTTTTTGTTTTCCATAGTTATATATTATCACATATAGAAATAATGTCAATAGTAAAATAGTAATATTTCCTATTATTTAACAAAATAACATAAAAAGTACGTTTTTAACGTTTAAACACGGTTTATAAGTATAATAATAATAAATTTTAATCTATGTTTTCTATTGTTCTATTCGTTTTTATATGATATATTTAGATTACGTAGTATTTTAGTAAAGAAAGAAGTAAAGAAGATGAAGAAATTAATTGTGCTTTATATCTTACTTTGTGGTTGTGGTAACGTGGATCAGCAATTCCGCGCTGCTGTTAAAACCAACTGGGCTGCTATTCGTCCTGAGTACGTGGCGTACGTGGCTGCTGATGCCCAACTCAACGCCGATGAGAAGTCGATTAAGCTCACTACCGTGGAGTTGTTCAATAACCTGTTGAAAGAAGCTAAAGATGATTGAGGCTGAACTTAAAAAACTCATTAAATCCACAATCAAAGCTACGTTTAAGGAGCTTAAAACAGATTACGACGATTACAGCGAAAAACTCGCTAAAACAGCTTACTACTACGCTAAGTACAAAATAGCTAAAGATGTGAGCCGCGCCGAAACATTCCGTCGCCATCTGCGTGCTCAAGCGCAGTCTCTGGTGACAATTGTTTCCATTCGTGAAGCACGCCGTTACGAGTCAATGTGGTGGGCAGCATTGCAGTTAATGGCTAAAACCCTAATTCTTGCCCTGGAGGTTGCGTAAATGTTTGCGAAATTAGGCGGCAGGAAGTTCTTTGTTATCCTCGTTGCCATGATCCTCGTAGCATTGCAATCCGTTCTTGACATAGATGAGTCGGCTATACAGTACATTGTATACCTGGCTCTTGGGGGAAGTGGAGCTATTGCAATAGAGGATTCCATCAAACACATTCGTAAAAAGTAGATGGCATATTCCCCTGCAATCAAAACAGCATGTCACGATGAGTACATTACCGGCTCAGTAGAAGGCGTTGCTACGATTGCAAAAAAGCACGGTGTAGTTATTGAAACACTGCGTAATTGGATTGCTCAAGAGGATTGGGTCAAAGAAAAAAGGGACGTATGGGAAAAAGCTAGGAAGAACAGGAAACCTTTAGACCAGCAGATTTCAGAGATGAACACACGCCACAACTCCCTGTGGCAGCTGTTCGAAGGGCAGCTAGTGAAGGTTTTTCAGCACTATCAAGGTATGAAGAATCCCATGCCAGCGGCGAATTTAAACGCCCTAGCCAGCGTCATGGAGCGCATCCAGCGTGGGCGTCATTTGGCGTGTGGCATTACCGATGAGAACAACGTGCAAGAGATTGTGATTGAGTACGCAGGACTAAAAGATTTATTAAAACCAGCAAAAAAGAAAGAGGTTAAAGATGGGAAATAAGACACGTGGGAAGCGCGATGGAACCGGACCACACAAAGATTCGTATCAAAAGAAAAGCAAGAAGAAGGGAAAGCGCAAGATTAAGGGCGAAAAGTGCGCAAAATAAAAATTAGTTTATTACTGTTGGAAGGGCTGTGTTACCGGATATTTATTATTCTGTGTCAGACGTTATTCTTCTACATAATGACTGGTGACTTTACATGGTCTATTGGTACTAGTGCTGCGTGGAATGGCTGCAACATGCTGTTATATTACTTGTATCACTTTACATTTTTATCATTTTTTACATTTGGGAAAAATGTCAAAACTCATTGAATTGCCGTATGTTCCGTTCGAGGAGCAGTGTGCATTCCACCTTGCTCCTCAGCGCATCAAATGCGCCGTTACTGGGGCACGAGCTGGGAAGACAATATCCGCCGCACATGAATTTGTTGATAATTGCATCTTGCAGCCTGGATTTCGTGGTGGCGATATAATGATGAAACGGTACTACACCGTAGTTGCTGCTGCTCCTACTTACCAAATGATGGAGCGTGTTTTATTGCCTATGGTGTTGAGCATTATTCCACCAGAGCTACAAATAGGGCGTTATCACCAAACACGTCACCGGTTGTTGATGTATGGTAAAAAGGGTATTACTTGTATTTACTTTGGCAATGCATCGGACGCCGAAACGTGGCAAGGCCAAGAGTTGTACGGTGTGTGGATTGATGAGTTTGCTTTGACCAAAGAGGCGATGTACAACGAAGTTGAAACGCGAACCTCGACCAAAAACGGTTGGATTATCCTCACTGGCACGCTGCGGCGTGGTCCTGGTTGGGCGCAAAAACGCATCAAAGAGTTCAGCGAGACTGAGGCTGGGCAAAAACAAGTTTCACTGCACCAGTGGGCTACGGCAGATAATCCCTATACTAACATGGAGAACTTGGAGCATATTAAAGCCACTATGCCGCCGAAGTACTTTGCTCGTATGTACTTAGCAAGCTGGGATACATTTGTTGGCCAGATTTACGATGAATTCAGCCGCAAGACACATTGTATTGATCCTGAGCAGTACACATTCACATTTTGCAATAATCGCGTTGTGGGCACTGGTGATGTTAAGGTGCGCATTGTGCGTGTTGCTGCTGGAGTGGACTGGGGCCATGCTCATCCCGGAGTAATTGTGGTAGCGGGTAAATCCACCGATGGCACCTGGTATTTACTGGACGAGGTATATCAGAGCGGGCTGCTCATAGCTCATGAAAACCCCACACAGGACACGTGGATAAAACGTGCACGAGTGCTAAAAACTCAGTGGGACATAGAGTCGTTTTGGTGTGATCCTGAAGATCCAGGCAATATTGCATCTTTTCGCAAAGCTGGGCTACCGGCCAAGAAAGCTGAGAATGCCGTGTCAGCAGGAATCATGGCTACGGCGCAACTGATGCACATAGATCGCATTACTGAGCGTCCACGGCTATATGTTTCCCGCAAGCTGAGCCATACCATTGAAGAACTTGTGCATTATCAGTGGCAAGAAGAGCGTGGTGGAGGATCGAAAGAACGACCAGTCAAAGCTAATGATCACGCATGTGATGCTGTGCGCTATTGCATGTATAACGAAGTTAAGCGCGGTGCATTTAAGTCTGAACCATTCTATGACGTGAGGTAATAATGTCGAAAAAAGACACTGAACTATACAAGAAACTATCACAGCCACACCCTGACTACACAGCGTGGAAGGGCGAGTGGCAACGCTACTCCGATGTGCTGGGCGATAAGGAGCCATTTGATAAAACCGATTATTTGATTAAGGGTGATAATGAGAACATGTCATTTTACGAAATGCGAGTCAGGCTGGCGGAGTTTATCCCTGAGTCACCACTGGCCATTGATAAAATATCCGGTGCATTGTTTAAGGAAATCCCCAAACGCGAACTCAACTCCGTGTTGAATGCGTTTATTACCGATGTAACGATGAACGGTGATTCGCTGGACGATTTCGACAAGGACATTGTGACACACTTGATGGGCTACGGCATCACGCATATTCTGGTTAACGTTAATTACCCCGAAGGCGTCCGCGGCAAGCTTACCCGTAAACAGGAGCAGGATTACAAAGTCCGTCCATTCTTGGTGCAGTACACTCCTGATGCAGTGATTGACTGGGCTGTGGATTCACACGGTAACCTTGAAATGGTGCGTATTTTTGAGGAGTCTACCCAGTGGGACAAGACTACATTTACTCACAAGCCAATCAAGCGATTCATTCAGTACGACCGGCAAGCAGTGCAGTGGTGGACGTTTCAATCCGCTGGCAAGGGCTGGGAAGTGCTACCAGGACTCAGCGACAAAAAGGATCATGGGCTTGGGGTAGTGCCGATGATATGTAAAAGTCTACAATCGATTCGACCCATGATTGGACGTTCGTTTATCCGCTATTCCTCGTCTGCCGATGTGCAGAAATTCCGTGCTGAGTCGGACATGGTTTACGATGCTTACATACACGCCCACCCAACGCTGAAAGTTTGGACCGAGCGTACACTGAAAGAAGTTGGCATTGGCACAAACACCGTAATGAAGCTCAATCCAGCAGAGCCACGCGAAGATGCTGACTACGTGGCCACGCCAACATCGGCATTCAATGCACTGCAAGCCATTGCCAATGATCGGCGTGAGAGCGTGTATCGCCAAGCTAAAACTGATCCATTGGGTCTAATTGGCCAGAATCCAATGCAAGCAAGCGGTGTGGCACGAGCGTGGAGCTTTGGTACTAGTGAGGCACGCATGTTGACGCACTTGGCCGGTAAGATGGAAGACATTGAACGGGCTATTTTTGACCTCGTTATGGCGTATCAGAGTGCTGGTAAGTACACCGGTGCAATTACCTACCCCACGGAGTTTGACATGTCGTCACTGTCGCAGTTGATCGACGATACGGAGAAAATCACTACGCAGATTAACTCACCAACTCTAATTCGTGTGCTCCATAAGCGCATTGCAGCGGCAAAAGTCGGCAATGTTGAGCCGGAGGTGATTCAGCAAATAAGCGAGGAAATCGATAACAACGAGCTAAAGAGCGAGGCTAAGTTGCCATCGATGGAGGAAATGGAAGAGATTCCACCGACTACTTCCGAACTTCCCGTTGAGGAGGAAGAGGAATAAACATATTGACTTGTTTAAAAATTGTGTTACATTAATTACAGGAGGCGTTTATGCTTACGTATTTTATTTGGATGTTTTTACCGTTACTTGGGTTATCATGTGGCTTTACTGATGATGCTGCTGGCGGAAATGATGGAGACAAAGGAGATGGAGACAAAGGAGATGGAGACAAAGACGATGGAGACAAAAAGAAACCTCCTGTAAAAAAAGAACCAGATTCCTACGTAACTGATGAGAAATATAAATCGTTAATGGCTGCACGGGACCGGAAGTTGAAGGAGCAGTTTGACAAGGTTCTCGATGGTCAGAATAAAGCAATGGAGCTATTAGAAGCGAAATTGTTGGAATTAACGACAAAAGAAGAAATAATAGAAGACAAAGGTGACAAGGGTAAGCAAAAGACGCCTACTCGTGATTACTTGGATCTTCAGAATTTACAACGTAAACACAAGGAAACCCAAACTAAGTTGACTGAGCTATCCGATCAGAACAAGGAACTCAAGCTACGAGAACGGAATTTCCGCTTTGAAACCGTGGTCAAGGAAGCGTTAGCGCGGAATGGCTGCACCAGAATAGAAGCTGCTTTTCGCATGATTAAGCCTGATCTGAAACTCGATGAGGCTGGTGAAAAGGTCTATGCAATTATTGAGACTGAGAGCGGAGAGGTAGAACTCGATGCCGAACAGTATGTACAACAAGAAGTGAAGGAGAAGGTCCTTCCTGAATTTTTCAACGGTTCACTTAAGCCTGGTTCCCCCGCGGCTGGTACGTATGGAAGCAAGGATTACGATTTTACGGGCGAACAAGTCGCCGATCCTAAATTCTATGCAGCTCATCACGACGAGATTGAGAAGGCAATGGATTCTGGGCGAATTAAGTGGACAAAATAAAGAGGTAAAATCATGGCATTAATTGCTTCAGTATACCCACCGGAAATATGGGCGAATGAATCGCTCATGGTACTAACCAACGAATTGGTTATGGCAAACCTCGTCCACCGTAACTTCGAGCCGGATGTTCGCAGTGGTGGCGATGTTGTCCATACCCGTAAACCAACGAAACTCACTTCCAGCAACCTGTCGGCTCAGAGCGGTACTAACGCTGGGGCCACGGTTACCGTACAAAATCCCAATGCTACGGATTTGTCTATTACGCTCAACACGCATAAGTATGTGGCGTATTTGATCAGCGACAAAGACCAGGCAGATAGTTTGCAGGATTTGAGGCAGGAATTCCTCAAACCAGCAATTGATCCTGTTGCGCAAGATGTTGATACCGATATTCTTGCTCAACTTAACGCTGGCACAGATTGGAACTCTACTGGTGTTACCGCTGTAGCTGGCGACACCGTGGGCGAGAATGCTGCGGCTGACTCTGGCGATGTGATTGCGGGCATGAAGGCGATGAACGATAATCTTGCTCCGCTTAGTGATCGACGGTTGGTGTTGAGCACCGATCATCACGCTGACTTGCTCGGTGAGAATCTGTTCCAACAGGCAAACATGGCTGGCACTACTGATGCATTGCGTAATGCTCAGGTTGGTCGTGCGTTTGGTTTTGACACTTATCTGTCTCAGCAAGCTCCCGATGCTTCTGACACAGGAAGTACTCCACAGAGTTTCGGATTTCATCGCAATGCTGTAACCCTGTGCGTGCGCCCATTGGGGACGATCGCTCCGGGCATGGGGGCACGCTCTTACGAGGCTTCTCGCAATGGGCTGTCTATAAGGGTTGTTGAAAGTTACAATGACCTGTATAGTGGTGTTGTCGTGCGTTTTGAAATTCTCTACGGGACAAAACTACTCGACGCTGCGTTGGCAACCATAATCAATCCGTAATCATTCTACTGCGGAGGCGTGGTTAACTACACTAATCGCGCCTCCGTTTATCTTAGAAAGGATACATGGCAAAAATAGTTGAGTTCGACTTGGATGGCACTTTGACAATAGACAACGATTGGAATGTGCGCACGGGAACGGAGTGTTATCGCCGCCGCAAGCCTGACTTACATGCCATTGATTTAGTTAAAGGCGCGGTGGAAAAAGACTGGACCGTGATTATTCGCACCGGACGCAAGGAAGAGCATCGTGCTCTGACAGTAGAGTGGTTAGCCGCAAATCAAGTACCCTACCATTTTTTATTCATGAATAAGCCGCTCTGTACCTATCGTATTGATGATGTAAATATTACCAAACAAGCCTTTCGGAACGTGTTACTGGAAAAGAGCGTTGAAAAAACCGAAAAAGAAAATCCGTCCGATTGACTACCCCACAAATGCGTGGGACGTAGGTCAGAGTTGGGGTAAGTATTCGGGCGATGTCTACATTGTAGGTTCTGGCACCAGTTTACGTCAATTCCCTTACAAACGGCTCAAAGGCAAGCATATCATTGCATTGAACGATGCTATTCGATTCTGTACTCCCACCTGGCATTTATTCTCCGATGATCAACTATCGCGTAAATACAAGAAACTAGAATACCCCAAAACATGGCTGGTCTGCCAAGGCAAGACAATGAAAGTGTTTCAAGCCACGCCTAAATTCGACATGACGCGAGTTTTGCGTTTTAGCCACATTGGTTCTGTTATGAAATGCATACCCAAGGATAACCAGCTATACATAAATAGCACAGTGGCTACTGGGGCAATCATGATGGCATTTAAGCTGGGATTTGAGCGTATTTTTCTTCTCGGTGTGGATGGGTACTGTTTCGCTGACATGTACTATGCTGACGGGACGATGAAGCATGGCCGTGCTACTGGTGGCAAAAAAGACAAGTGTGGCAGGATAATTCAATCTCGCCACGATAAATGGGTACGTCAGATGCAGGAGATGCGTAATTGGTTGGACGAGTATTCGTCATATACGTATAAATTCCCTGAGTCTGGTGTTTATAATTTAAGTAAAGATTCATCGATTGACGCATGGCCTAAGATGACATGGGAGGAATGCTTCGTGATAAACACAGACTACGAACAACTTTATGATCCGCTGTACCGGGACACTGCTTACGGTAAAGGCATGTTGCGGCAGCATCGTATAAAATTAGCACAAAAGGTAATAATCAAGTACAAGGTTACAACGACCGATCCTATATTGATAGTTTCGTGTGGCACTGGTGGATTGCTCGATGAGCTGCTTGCCAAGGGCTATGCTGTAGAGGCCACTGAAATTTGCGATTCGTTGTTGAATGGTCCACTGAAAGGCAAACCGGTGACTAAGTTATTCTGCTCGGAGTTGAGCACGGTAGCACGGGACAAGTACCGATGTGTGATTTGCTGCGAGGTGCTGGAGCATTTGAAAACAGTAGTTGAGATGCGCCAAGCCCTTAGGGACATGGTTGACATTAGTACTGAGTATGTGTTTATTACTGTGGGGCTACACAGTGCTACGAAGCGCGGAGTAGAGTTGCACAACATTCTAAGGACGCCTGATTGGTGGGAAGCGGAGTTTAAAAAACACGTTACATTAATAAGCAGCGGCTATGTGCAAAAGCACCGGCAGAAAGGATGGTACCTTTGGGGGAAAAAGAAATGAAAATAGCAGTTATTGGCGGCGGTGCGTCTTTGTTAGAGCGCGAACTTGGCGAGACAATCGACACTGACTTTACTATTATTACACGTACAAATTGTGCGCCTACAATTGGTTACGAGAAATACGTTGGTACACGCACCGACTACGTGTTGCTGCGTGGTGGTGGGGCACAGGAATTTGAACCTGAGTTTGGCCACACGAAGATAATTACACTGTCTCACGCAGTTAACCGTGTGCTTAGGGAAAAGGGCATTAAGAACATTGTGGAGACATGGGGCACGGGACGGCGTAAAATCACACGGGCTTATAAGCTCAAAGGGAACCTATCTTCTGGTATTATTGCGATTTGCTACTGGCTGCTGAAGGATGTAAAGCCAGTCTACGTGGCTGGTATTGATGCGTTTAAGTACCCCAATCATTACTTTAAGAAGAGTGTGCTTGGCCACGACGCGAAGAAAGAACGGGCATGGCTGGCTGAGGCGGTGGAGAAGAAGTGGATTGAGTACATATAATGAGTGTTATCATTGTGGGTAATGGTCCGTCGATTCTGAAGGCTCCGATAGGAGATAAGGTTGATGCTTTTGATGTTGTGGTGCGTATTAATCAGTTTTCAACCGAGCAAGCTAAGTACACAGGCAAAAAACTCACTACATGGTTCACGGATAGGTGGTTCGATGGTGACTTTGTAGACTGGTCGCAGCACCCAAGTATATTGTGTAAAACGGGATTAAACATTGAAGATTTGGATCGATTAGAATCGTTTGGCAAGCTCAAGCGCGGTAAAATTAAAGCAGTGATACGGCTGTTGTACTTTGCACAGCAGAACGGTTATTCATACGATGAGTATCCACGTGAGTTTAAGACTATGATACGCAATAAGGTAGATCGGCTGCATGTTAAGCCTGGTCGGAGCTGTCCTTCTGCGGGGTTGTCATTGGTATGGTATTATCTGGATTACTTACATTGCCCACAAGTTACTATTTATGGATTTGATCATTTTCGTGGCAATAAACACCACTACTTCGACAATTCACCACTGCCCACTGATGGCCATTTCCCTGAGATTGAAGAGTATTATTTTAATCGCTGGATCAAAGCTGGCCAGGTGGTGCGGCTTGTATAACGCAAACAAAGTGCTCATTATAGGCAATGGCCCGTCGGTGCTTGATGAGCCGTTGGGAGCGTTAATTGACACGTTTGGCACTGTGGTGCGGCTTAATCAATTCTCCACGGCAGAGCGGGAGTATACCGGTATAAAAACCGATGTATGGGCAACAAGAGTAGTTAGTAAAGTTGCGCGGTTGCGCTATGTGAATTGGAATCAGCGGCCTCAAATTTTAATAAATCAACCAGTTGAAAAATTACCATTGTCAAAACTCCGAGCTTTAGCTTCAAAGTATAAATGCGTATGTAGTCAAGTAACAAAAGAATTCCATAATACAATTCAGCAAGAAGTTAAAAGGCGCGGTACACCTGGAATTGCAGCTTCGAGTGGCCTGGTGATTGTAGCATATTACTTACAGGTAGTTAAAGCACTGTGGGTGTATGTGCATGGTTTTGATCATTTGGTAAATCATGGTAAACTCCACTATTTCGATAATCGTATATATCCTAAGCGCAAGCTAATTCACATAGAAGCTGTGGAGCGTTCTTTTTTTGATGAGTGGGAGCAGGAAGGAAGGATTATCCGCCTATGCAACCTTGGGAAGAGTGGGAAGTAACGAAGTATGACTATTTGTACCGCACGGGGTACTCGGTTGGTCCGGTAAAACAATTCGCAGCTTGGGTTAACACGGTCATACCGGAGGCGTTATCCAAATCATGTATGGTACTGGATGTGGGCTGTGGCACTGCTCCATTAGCACGGCCTAAAAAATACCTAGGTATTGATTTTAGCATAGAGGCAGTGAAGGCTGCGCGTAAGCAACACCCTGATGCTGAGATTTGTTGTATGCCGATTTCTAAGATTCGTGACATGGCAGTAGATACCGTGTTTTGCTGTGATGTGTTTGAGCACATACCATACGTCGAAATCCCCGCAACGTTAAAAAAGTTAGCTGAGTTGAATGCTGCATATTACTTATTTGCTATTTGCCATAAGCCTACCACACAGCGCGATCAGTACGGAAATGATCCACACATCAACTTACAATCGCCCAAAGAATGGCTGTTGCAGTTAACCACGTATTTTTCAATAAAAAGCACTGAATTAGTAGGCAAGAGAAAGTTGTTTGTTTATGCCGAAGGACTATAGTAACGAAACAATTATTGTAGGCAACGGGCCGTCAATCAACACCCATCGCCGCGGTGCATTGATTGATAGCTTTGGTACTGTGATACGTCTAAACCGGTTTTACACCCATCCACCGAAAGCTGTGACTGAATGCACAGGGGTTAAAACTGATGTGTGGGCAACGAAACGGGCTTATGGCTCTGACATACAATTCAGCAAATTGAAGACAGTGCTATTTTTACTCATAAACCACAAGCACACTGCTGTACAGCGCAAAAAGTTACAGAAATTGGCTACCGGAGCGGAGTTCATTGAATATCCGAGTGGCTTGTTAGCTGATAACGATAGAAAAATGGAGCGGTATGTTAAATCCAACACTGCTGAGGTTTTAAAGTACACTAAAGGCTGCGGCAAAGTGGTGCCTTCGACGGGGCTGAATGTTATAGCGTATTGCACGCAAACGCTGCCTTATGTGTACGTTACGGGATTTGATTTAATGAAGTCTGGGCGCATACACTATTGGGGTGACGATGTATGGGCCAATTGGACCCATGTAAGCAAGGCAAATGTGTATCCGGCTGAGCAGTGGGCTTTTAGTCGATATGTAGAGAAAGGAAGGGTTAAGGTGCTGCATGATTAACTTTGTATGCGTGTTAAAGTCTGGCGGTGAGTTTGAGCCTGAGCATGTTTACCGTATGCGGGACATGGCCAATAAATTTATCACAGTGCCGTTTAAATTCTGCTGTATAACGGATTATCCCGACTTGAATTGCCGTACTCGTCCACTGCAACATGATTTGCAGGGTTGGTGGTGTCAGTTGGAGTTGTTCCATCCGAGTACGTTTACCGGCCAAACGTTTTATACAGATTTAGACGTAACGTTAATCAGTAACATTGATGACATGGTGAGTTGGATACCTCGCTTTGCTATTGCAAGGGAATATCGTGGCACTAATCCTACGAGTACCTTAATGAGTTTTGATCAAACCGGAGCACGGCTGGTGTGGAATGCGTGGCTGAAGTGCAAGAAAAATATTAATCTAGATCGCAACAGTCCATTGAGCACTGTGTTTTTTAAGCCATTTACTGACTACACATTTATACAAGATAAATTCCCCAACCGTGTCTGCTCGTTTAAAAAAGATTGGCGCAAGGGCACAGCTCCCAAAGGAACCAGCATAGTGTGTTACCACGGGCGTCCGAAACCGTGGGATGTAGAGGAGATTAAACCGTGCACGACGTAGTCATAGTAGGCAACGGGCCTTCATTGCTAGATTTAAAGATAGGGCCACTCATTGATAGCCATCAGACTGTGGTGCGGATTTCTAACTTTTCCGTGGCTAAAAAACTACAAGCATACACAGGTACAAAAACCAACGTATGGTTTGGGTACTTTGCCCCACATCCTTTGATTCCAACGTTTGACTTAGTGGTTAGTTGCTATGCTAATCAGCATGAAATTGCAAGACAACGCTCAGAAGCAATACATAAGTGCTGCGAAGAAGCTAATGTTAACTGTGAAATTCCCCCTAAGTCGGTGGAGCGTTGCGCTCATGAAGCTTTGAGATTAGAGTGCACCGGCACATCACCATTCCCTACTACTGGATTTGTAGCAATTACATATTACTTAATGCGTGGCGTGGCTGTAGACATTTGCGGTTTTGATTTGTATAGCCGTGGCTGTTATTACTGGGATAAATCAGCATTGGTCCGTGGCTCTGTTTGGCGGGACCATGATATACTGCGTGAACGCGAGGTGCTTCAGAGCTACGCCGACAGTGGGCAGGTAACATTTTTATGAAACGCATAGTTGTAGGCAATGGGCCATCGCTTTTAGAGAGTAAAAACGGTACTATAATAGACTCCTTTGACGAAGTAGTGCGGCTTGGCGGTTATTGCACAACAGGATTTGAAGAATACGTTGGCACAAAGGCTGATTACTGGTTTGCGTTGGGCCGTAACATGAGACAACGTAAAGGGCTTAGGCGGTTTACTACTACGGTAGCGGCGCAGAGTTTACGCAAGCACTCTGGGGATATTAGTAAGTGTGCTATTCAAGCTGCGTATTTTCACGCCGACATACCGGTTAACTCTAAACTGCGGCCTACGCTGGGGTTGATTGCCATAGCTCATTGTTTTTTAGAATTCGGCTGGCCTGAGATTACTGTAGCTGGTTTCGATCACTGCCAGCTGGATACAAAGAAACATTACTGGGAAGAAGATACCACGAAATCTATTTACACGTATCATAACGAAGAAAACGAACGGGCTTTTATGGAATATTTCATTAGAACTGGAAAGGTAAAGCGTTTATGTTTGTAGGCAAGGATTACTTATTTTTGATGTGCCCCAAGACGGGCTGCATGGACACTATGGCGCGGTTGAAAATTGCTGATCCCGATGGTAAATTTCAACGTGTTTCGCCCGAAGGCAAACACAATGGTATTTGGTGTGTGCCACATAAAGTGCAGAAAAACAAAACTATTCTCGGTGGCATTAGAAATCCGTGGGCATGGTACCTATCTCACTGGGCACACTTTTGTTATAAGCAAGTTCGTGGAGCTGAGTGGGCAAGGCTGAGTAGGCGCGAGCCACGCATGGCACCGTTATTTGCTGATTCTATGAATGTTAGCAATTTCCGTGAATGGCTGCATTTGACTTTGTGTGACAAGGCGCGTAAGTTTCACCCCGATTACAACAGGCGCGGTTACAGCACTCAGGTTGGATGGTATACTCACTATTATGCCCAAATGTATTTACGGGAGTATCCACGAATAACTGCTTACGCTGATTTGATTCATGCTGAGTGTGCTGTGGATTACTGGATTCACACAGAAAGCATTGTAAAGGATTTGTTGATGTTTTTTCCAAGATTATCTGCGGAAAAAATAAACATGGTTACTAAACCAGCAGCACACAACACTACAAAGCACCCATCGATTGAAGCTGCATACACCGAGGAATTAGTAGAAATAGTGCGCGAACGTGATCACCTTCTTATTGAAAAGTTTAAGTATGAATACAGATAAAGAAACAATTATCGTAGGCAATAGTGCTGATTTATTGGACTTTTCTTTCGGTGCGTACATTGATTCATTTGACTCTGTAGCGCGTTGCAATCTTGCTAAAACAAAAGGCTATGAAAAGCACGTTGGTACTAAGTTTACGTCGTGGGTTACGAGTGAGCTGTTTAAAGTGCCCAAGGTTTACAAAGAAATGTACTGGCTGGGCATATCTAAATTAGTGCCAGAAGTGAAGCGGTTTGCCACGGATGAAAACATTTCACTTACCGTGGTAGCTCATGGTCATAGACAGCGTGCTACGACACGATTATTGGGTGAGGTCAAACGACCACAGCTAACTACCGGAATAGCGTTTGTGTTGTACATGGTAGAGAAGACTGACGTTGTCCCCACGGTGATTGGGTTTGATGGGTACGACAGCAAACGTGCGGCCAGTGTATACTACTGGAATGACATTCGTGGTACAAGGTATGTTAAGTGCTATGATTTACATAAGCGTATTTTAACTAAATTACATGAACAAGGTAAAATTAAATGGATAGGAGGTCCAAATGAGTGACATTGAAGTTGGCGATGCTCCAATGAAGTATGTAAACATTAAGTCAATGAGAGCGTGTCCGAAATGCGGTACGTTTATGATTGACAAGATGCCAGCACCACGCAAACGCCAGCTTGGCGCAGAGCGTGCAGCGGGAAGAACTCACCACTCGGTAACATTTTGCCCACGTTGCAACTATCGATGCTAACGCGACTCAAGGCAATAACGGAGCGTGCTCATACGCTCTACATGGCCAACGTGAGGTCGGTGTTAGTGGTTAATGTGGACGATGCTCGGTTATTACATGCTTACAATTATGAAGAGGTGTATGTGGTGGGTACGTCGTGGGATTCGGCTGTTATCGATGGGCTGGGGAATCAGTTTTGCATTTTACCGTACTTAGTCACTGATGTGTTAAAGATTATAGCCGGTGACTGGGATTGGATTGTGTGCGCTGATATAAGCAACACGCCGGAACTGTTGCCGTGGATGAAGCAGTCAAAAATGGGTTATACGTTCGGGGGTGAAAAAACGGGTACAGGTAATTTTATAAACACAGAAGAAGGTGGTGTTATGGAGGTATGGCATGGACATTGAATCGATGATGAAGCAGTTTGAGGGGAAAGATCCAATTGATATTTTGAAAGAAGTTAGGTCAAACCTTGATGCAACTATACGGAAAATAGGGGAACTGAATGAAAAAAATAACAGTGGTAATCCCAGCACGAGCCAACAGCGCGGGGATAAAGAAAAAGAACCTACGAAAGATAGCAAATAAATCGTTGATCCAGCGTGCGGTACAAACCGTGTTAGGTGCTGAGAGTGTAAATGAAGTATTTCTGTATTCTGACAGCGTGGAGATGCGTGCTGAGGGTACCCGTTACGGAGCTACGGCGGTACTACGTCCGCCTGAAGTATCGTTGGCTACTACAACCACCGAGGCCACGGTGCAGCGATTTATTCAAGATCGTGGTATTAACAACGCTGTGATGGTAGTGCAAGTAACTACACCATTCCTTAAATCACGATACGTTGACATGGCAATCAAAAAGTGGCAATCTGGCCACTACGATAGCATTGTCAGCGTTGCGGTGAATCAGCGTTTTTTAGGGAATTATAATTCAACGCCATACGAATTTCTACCACAATGGCCGAAACGTGCCATGCGGCAAGATTTGACTAAAGACGCATGTCGGTGGTTGGAGACTGGTGCATTTTACCTCGCTAAGAAGGGGCTGTGGTTAATGGGGCAACGTATTGGCAGTAAATGTGGTGTAGTGGTGCACCATGACTGGGAAGCCATCGAGGTGGACGAAGAAATAGATCTACAGATATGCAATGCAGTGGCTCCAATCATAGAGGACTTGTGATATGAACATAATTGCGGAGATCGGTATAAACCACAACGGTGACTTGGGGCAAGCAAAGCAGTTGGCATCGATTGCAAAGGAAGCTGGATGCGACTACGTTAAACTCCAGAAGCGTAACATTGCCGAGTGCTACACTAAGATCATGCTCGATGCTCGTTGTGATTCTCCTTGGGGCACCACGGTACGTGACAAGGTGATTGGGCGGGAGTTGTCCTGGGAACAGATTACGGAGTTTGACTCGTATTGCCGTGAGATTGGAATACAGTGGACAGCGTCGTGCTTCGATCTTAGCAGCTTTGCGTACTTGGCTGATAATTACGACGTTCCATTCCACAAAGTCGCAAGCGGCTTAGCACCATCAATGGGATTTTTAGCTGCTGTGGCGCGGCGTAAAAAGCTGACGTTAATTTCAACGGGATTGATTGAAAAAATAGAAGCTGTGACTAATGTTTTTGGTGTTTGGAAATGCCCGTTTGTGCTTAATCACTGCGTGGCACTATACCCCGCTCCACCGGAATCCATGAACATGCGCTATTTGTGGACGTTGCGGCAACATGCAACGTGTGAGGGGCTTGGGTATTCGAGCCATGAGAACGGAATTATCTCCACTATACTCGCTGTGTTTGAGGGCGTGGAGTGGATTGAGCACCATGTAACATTGGACAAAACGCTGCACGGCGGGGATCAGAGTTTTAGCCTGGAGCCTAAAGAGCTGGCTGTTATGGTTAACACTGTACGCAAAGCCGAGTTAATGCTGGGCGATCCACAGCGTAAACTCACTGGTGTGGAGAAAGCTCCTGTGTTGTTGCCAGAGGATATCTGTGAAATTATTAATAACATCTAAAAACGGATTCTTTAAAGTCCACAATCACAGCATACGTCAATTGGCACCGCACGATCATTTCGGGCTGACGTGGGACGAGGAATGGGTGTATGCATTCAGGCGTGGTGGGAAAAACAACACTACCGTACAACGATTTAGCCGTGAGTTGACTGAGTATACAGAGATGTTTTTAAATTCCGTGCGCACTGCTCACCAATCGCTGTATGTGCCAGGCACGGGGAACATTATTACGGTCAACACTTCACACAACGAGTTGGTGGAATGGCCAAAGGAGTGGAAGGCTAACTCACCTGTAGAATGTTATAATCAAATAAACTATACAAATTTCGCAGCAGATCATGCGCAGGATAATCCTACCGGAGATAAAGGCAACCACATCAATTCGATTTACTACGATGGGGAATTTTATTGGACGGTGCACCACAACTTCGATGTGCGCGAAACTGAGGTAGTGCAGCTAAGTAAGGAATTCCGAGTGTTGAAGAAATTCTCAGCCAGTAAAGATGTTATGGCGCAAGCGCATAATTGTTACCGCATTGATCGGGATACAGTTATTACCTTACTATCTAAAGAAGGGGAAGTGGTTTACATAAACTTTAAAACCGGAGCACGTAAAACCATTAATCTACGGAACATTGTGGGCATAGATTTATACTTGCGTGGTTTAGCTGTAACGGCTGACAATGTTTATGTGGGTGCATCGTTGCCGCTGCTTAGAAATGAGCGTAAGAATGGACAACTGGTCTACATATATGAATTTACGCGAGACTGGGAACCGGTAGCAGTGTGGAGTTGTGTGGGGATTAAAGAATTATTTGATCTTAGAGCTATACACGACACTGACTTAGCACATAACGGGATACCATTCTGATGCAGTTTATTAAGTATAACAAGCGGCGTTACGGGGCAGCAAAGCCACACCGTGATCTTGGTCGCATTAAACGGATAAACCAAGTTCAAGGGTTCTTTGACTTCGATGTTATACAAAATAAGCATCTCGGCGAAACTGCCTATCTACTTGCTCCCGGCACTACGTTAAATAAAATGGGCCGTAAGCACTTCCAAGACAAATTAACAATAGGTGTTAACTCGGCTGGCTTTTGGCAACTACCATCGTACTGGGTTGTGACAGAAGGCGCGTATGCAAAGTATTTGAACGTGGAATACTTAAAGCAGTATGACGAGGATGCTGTGTTTGCTTTGAGTCTACGTGCCGCACACAACATACTTAAAGTTACGGGCAGGTTCTTCTCTGCGAGTTACATTATGCGCTTTCGTGGAATTGGCTATTTTCCTCCAATTGAAATGTTACTCGGTGAAACTATACTCAGTGCCATTGGATTGGCTTGGTGGATAGGCTGCAAACGCTGTTACATCTTTGGATTGGACTTTGGAGCAGTAAGTGGAAAATGCTACGCTGAGGGAATTCCACCAAAGCCAGCACCAAGCTCACATCGATTGCAAATTCCTACTATACAGAAGTTTGAATTTAAACCGGAGCTGGAGATTATAAACGTTAATGAGTATAGTTATAAATTGCCATTTGTAACAACATCTTTAAATGAGTACAAGCAACATGGGTAGTTGTTTAGTTCCAACAAAAAAAGTATACAAGCAGCAATTCTACGGCGGCTCTAAGTTACAGCGCATTGATTTAGTGGTTCGTTATTTAGCATTAAAAGCACATTACGCTGGCAAAGAGAATGCGTTTTCAATGTACGGGAAAATGCAGCGTGCGCGCAGCGGTAAGTGCAGATACCAACCATTAGAAAAAATGAAACAACGATTGCTATACTTAGCTGATTCAGTACAAGGGTGCGGCTGTATACACGTGCCTATACAGATAAGTAGTCGTGGTCGGCTAATAAATGGTTCTCATCGGTTATCTGTGGCGTTATATTTTAAGTTATCAACAATACCCTGTAACATTTGTACGCGAGTTAACAAAAAATGGGATTTAATGATAAATAGAAATGCTGCATTTGATATTAATTGGTTTTATCGTAAAAATTTTACACCACAAGAGATAAATAGAATAGAAGCAGCACAAAAAGAGATGGATGGCCTTGTATGCGATGTTTTGTAGTAAACTTATGGCCACCTGTGCAAGATTGGTTTTATGATATTACTGATTACATCGGTGCGCAGCATACTATTCATGAGATTAAAGACACATGGTTTGATGAGTGGGGCTTTCAATCGTTTATAAAAGGCATTTATGCTTCAGATGATACAAAAGAATGGAAAGTCGATAAAAAAATAAGCTACATGAAATGGTATAAAAAAGTAGTTCGAACGTTATTTATTGGAATTAAAGATCCAAAGTTTGGTAAGAAAGGCCGCACCGGTAAGCCACTATCTTTTGCAGTAGTAGCACTTAAAAAGCAAATTAGAAAGCAGTATAGCAGTAAAATAAAGAACTACTTCCATGATATAATAATTCATGTGGTCGATAACTACGAGCAATCCACGGAAGTTCAAGCGATTATGAAAAAAGACATTAACATAAGGAAGTTTTTAGACTCAATTCAGACTTTTCAGTACGTACTGACAAAAATTGATGTGCCGTACATGGTTGCTGGGTTCCCAGATGATTATCCATTGGGTAAAGATTTAGATGTTTTATGCGCTGAGGAGGACCATGCTGCCTTGTGTGAGAAGTTAACTGTGTTTGCTGAACCATACAAAAAGAAGTACCAAGTGCGTTTCATACGTAAACCTGGTCAACTACGGGTACGATTTGAGCTGGCTAACCGCTTCCTTTGTTACCAGATTGATGTTAGAATAGCTGAAGTCAAACAGCGTATAGCGCAACAAAATTACTTTGTGTTTCCTATAGAATTGGAGAAAGAAGTGCGTGCAGTAGAGTATAAGAAAAATCCAAAAAAGACTTGGCACTTGGAGTGGTTAAATGAGCACTAAACCGCGCATTTGGACTTTCATACCACATTGCTACTCTGACGAGCCTATAGCGTTAGCTGCGGCGTACAATCGTTTCATGGAGTTAATCCCTGACGGTGATTGGGGGTTGTTGTTGGACCACGATACGTTTTTTACCCACAAAAACTGGTACCGTGAATGTGAGCATGCGATTGAGCAGCATCCCGATGCAGGACTGTTCACAGTAAAACAGGTGTTGAGCCAACACCGAAAACATCTTGTTAGAGTTAGAGATAATTATTATAACCCTGATGCTTGGGACAGTATAAAGAAGCATCAAGGTGCTGGGGTTGAATTATACAATGCTAAAAAAGGACAAACTAGCATCATACCAGTTACTAAAATCAGTGGCTATTTTATGTTAATAAAAAAAGCAATCTGGCTACAGGTTATAGATAGTCTTCCTGCTGGTATGAATAAAGTAGACCATTCTATTGGGAAAGCAATTGCAGGATTGGGGTATAAAATGTATTATATTGACAGTTTATACATGTGTCATTACGGATTACGTAAATGTTAATAAGGAGAATATAATGATTGATGTTATGCATAATGGTTTTTTGTATAAATCGGAAAACGCTAAAAAATTACAACGGCACATCAATGCTACCATAGGGGCTGAAAATGTGTTTGATTTCACAAACATTAAGAATAAGCATAATGGCGAAACGGCTTACATTCTTGCCCCTGGGCCAACGTTAAGTAATGTAGATCCACAACATTTTGACAATAAATTGGTAATAGCTATTAATTCCGCAGGTTTTTGGCACAAGCCTACGTATTGGGCAATTACTGAGGCGTCATATGCTGCATATTTAGAGAAGACATACCGAGCATGTAGTGCAGATAAAATAACATTAGTTGCAACAATTCGAGCAGCTTATTATATAGATAAAAATAAAGAAACACGGTTATTTGATAAAATGTATATAACACGGTTCCGTGGTATAGATTATTTACCAATTGGTAAGCGTTGTAACGGCGAGACTATTTTAAGTGCCATTGGGTTAGCAGAATGGATGGGCTGTAAGCGTTGTTACATATTTGGATTGGATTTAGGTATGGTTAATGGGGCTTGTTACGTTGATGGCATTCCACCCAAGACGGGTTCTAAAAGTTATTCTGATCAAATAATAGCACTAAAAAAGTACAACCCAATTCCTGGTTTAGAAGTTATAAATGTGAATAAAGAAGTACATAAGTTCCCATTTGAAACAATTTCCTTGGACGCATACAAATGTTCAAAGTAAAACGTGGTATTGTTACAAAAGTAGAAAACGAATTCTTGTTAAAAAGTATGGCTGTGGCCCTGAAAGCGGATGCTAACATTTTTGCAGAAGTAGGGATTAGCCGGTGTGGAACAACGACACATTTATTAAACTTTTTATTACATCAAGAAGGTAAGTATAAAATTGTTGGTGTTGATATTTCTGAAAAGTCGCAAATCAAATGGGATACGAGAATTAAGGATTATCTATCACCCTCTGTAACTGGTGTTTTTTATAAAGGTAATTCGTGGGAGATGGCGAATAAGGTAGAAGACAAGTCTTTGGCCTGGTGCTTCATAGACGCTAACCACATGTATGAGGCATGCGCTAAGGACATACAATCATGGCGAAAGAAGATAGCAAACAATGGGCTGTTGCTTTTTCATGACACAGGCGTGCGTTTAAATTTATTAGGGCTCAAAAATACTAATAGTATCCCAAGGCGCGCTAGAATTGGTGTGCTGCGCGCACTAATAGATAATATGACACTGCTGTACAAATCAGGATTTGAACCGTTTATGCATTTGCCGGTTAGTTTTTTTGAAAAGAGCGCACTTGGTATTATGGTTTTTAGAAGGAAAACATGATAGACAATAAAGTTGGTTGGCAGGTGTTTTCTACTGGGTTTACGTACGATTTTTCTATAATAAAAAAATGTGTAGACGCCTGGACACCTTATTACGATGAGATGTTTTGCTGGGTGAATAACACCGTTAAAAAAGAACCGTGGTTTTATGATTTCATTTCTGAAAAATGCACAGCCTACTTAGACACTGTAATTAGTCGGCCGAAATTAGCACACATAAAAGAAGTTCCGTTGCAGCTCGGTTACAACCTACTGAAAAATGTAGGGCGTGGCATGAAAGAGCCGGAGTATGTTACCGCATTTGATGTGGATGAAGAAGTGCCTGCACATCCTGACTTTTTTTCGTATTTCCAAGAATGGTTAAAGTCGGATAGCACTATTATGTGGTTTAATTTTGCTTACTTCTGGGGTGACTTTAACACTATTCGTGTGGATAAATTTTCAACACAAGCCCCGCATGCTAAGGCATTCAAGGTGCCAATAGATGCTGAATTTACGTGGGTACCGTATGCAAGTCGTGGGCGGCCATTAAATTTTAAATCGGTCAATGCTTGGAAATGCCCATATCCGCTATTACATTATAATCACATGTTAGAATCAGACAGACAGCGGCGGTTAACGTTTAGACAAAGAGGGTTGCAAAAAGTAGAGGATAGCAAACGCCCTTCCCCATGGCAAGTAACTCCACCGATAATATATACTTGTGACTATGATGTTACTATGACTACCAATGACATTGGGTGTATGCAGAAACAAATACGTAATGGTGTTACTCCAGAGAACTGTAAAAAGAGGTTAAATGAAACATGAGCAGAATCAAAGTTGGGGGTTATTGACTACACATGGAAAGATGCCTTTAAAGCTGTTTAAGCATTGCTTTGAATCTTGGCAACCGTATTACAATGAATTATTTGTGTGGGTGAATAACAATGCTAACTGTGATTTGTGGAAATACTTATACGACAATTCTACAGCAATGCTATTATCACCACTGGGCAAAGGTAGAAGTGGTTGGATTAGAGAAGTACCTTACCAGATGGCACGGTTAATGAGCCATGTGCCGCGAGTAATGAAGCATCGTAAACCGCAAGTAGTAGTGCATTTTGATGAGGATGAGTTAGCACCGCAGCACCCTGATTTCCCAGCATATTATAAAGAATGGTTGGAGTCAGATTCTGAAGCAATGTTATTTCGGTGGATTTACTTTTGGGAGAATTTAGAAACGGTTCGTGCAGATAAGGTCGCGGCTACTACGCCACATGGATTCTTTTTTAAAGCAAAACCGGAGTTAACGTGGACAGTGAATTATCAAGGTCATGGTTGTGCAGGTACAAATCTGCACAATAAGTGGTTATGCCCTTATCCTGTAGGACATTTTAATAAGTATACTGCTGCGCTGCGTGAATTTCATTTAAAACACCGTAAAGAGCATTTATTAGTGATACCAGACAATGAACGCCCTAAGCGTTGGCGCATAGATCCTAAAAATATAGTACTCACTAAATATAATCCATTGATTACAACGCAAGACTTGGGTGAGTGGCAATCTGAAATTGAACATGGAAGCATTCCGAAAGGCTGTTGGCAATGTTAACTAAAGACGAAACTACGACATTATATAACAATTTCTATTCACTTAATAAGGCTCCACGTGGCCGTAAGAAAAAGCGCAATCATACCATACTTCGTTGTGTGTTGAATAACGTCCCTGCTGGCAGTTCGGTGTTAGATGTAGGCTGTGGTCCTGGGCATTTATTAGCAGCATTGGAGACGACTGGCTATGGAGTCCAAGGAACAGAAGTTAGCGAATGGGCAATGAAAAACATGCTAACGGGTTTAAAGGTACATAAGGCGTACATTGACGATATGAGCGTGTTCCCTGACAACGCATTTGACTGCGTAGTCTGTTCGGATGTGTTAGAGCATCTGCAAACGGAGAATGAGGCTATTGCGGGTATAAAGGAAATGGTGCGAATTACAAAGAAACATTTAGTACTTACTGCGAATCAGCATAGTAGTCGTAGTAAGAATCTTGGCGAAGTTAAAATAAGTGGTAATAACACACACACGTTGGCGCGGAAACATGAGTGGTGGTTGCGTTTATTCACGCAGTATTTTGTTGTTGTTGAGCAAGGTAAGGCAGGTACAAGTTTATTTGTTTATGGGGTAAAGAATGAAGTCAATAAAAATTGATGGTTATTTGTATGGGCGGATGAAGCGTACTATTCCCGAAGAAATGTTTAATGCATTGGGTTATACAACCTTATCGGCGGAGCAGTTGGTTTGGACGTTAGCCTGGGGTAAGCCAAAATTCATTCCTAGAGGCAGTGTTTGCGAATCAGGGTTTTGGTGGGATGCAGTGCATTTGGACACTATGGGGCTTTATCACGAAAGCTCCATAAATTTACATTGGGACGTAATTGCTAAATACCAAGCACCACGTTCTGCGATGGATGTGCTTACGGAATCTACTGTACCCGCTACGAAGTACAAGCAGCGCAATACAGAGCAATTTTGGGATGGTGTGGTATTGGCGTTGCAACGGCCAAAAGATCGCAGTGTGCGTGCTGTGGGGCCGGTAGAGGATTACTACAAATTTGTGGAAGGTGCGTGTGAACGATGGGGTTCCGATTTATTTTTAAAGGAGCATCCATCCGGTTCAAGTGAACATTCCCGTTGGACAGCGTTGGCCGCGAAGTACGGTTGTCAGATGGGCAAGGTCAACCATTCTGTTATTAAGAATTGTCTCATGGTAGTGTTGTATAACTCTACATTTGCTGTGGATTGTATGCTGCGCGGCGTGCCGGTAATGCAATTTGCCCCAGGTTATTTTTACAACACTCCAGCGGTGACATATACTAATGGTGTGTACACAGATAAATTGAATCACACCGTGGATAACGGTAAACAATTGGTTGATTTCATGATTTGGAAGTATTGCGCTAACAAGCAAATGCCGTTGGAATCGTGGGCAAAAGTGATTGTAGCGTTTGCGGAGTCAAAAGAAGTGTTTCCATTGCCCATTGAATACTGTTATGCAAATAATTTACATTGGTCAGAGAAAAAGAGGTAAGATGAAAATAGCACTCCACCCACATATTTTTGAGAAGCTGGGCGAAGCTAAACGCCCATTGCCTAAATTCCGTAAGCTATGTAAAAGCTCGCTGGGTGGTAGTGATTACGATTTTGCGATTGATTGGCACTATTCCAAGGAGCATTTCACGTGCAGACGGGCTTGGCTTGAATCTGGGTTCTTTTATGGCACGGCTTATATTGACATGAATGGGTTGTTTAATACCGGTTCGTTTACGCTGAAAGAAAACAACAAGATTTGGAGAAATTACGAAGCTAAAGAATCAGCAAAGTCACTTATGAGTAAAATACCAATTTTAAACATTGGCATGCTCCGTGCAAAAGTAGAGCAGGAGTGGAGTGGAGTGGTTTTACCGCTTCAGGTATTTTACGATAAAATGATTATGTTGGTTGGCTCCAATGAACGCTACATAGAGTTTGTTGAGGGTGCATGTAAGTATTATGGCAAGGATTTGTTTTTAAAGGTACACCCGTGCTCGTCGTTAAACAAGCATAAAAAGCTCTGGGCCTACATGTACGAAATAGCAGAGAAATACGGGTGCGGGATTGGAAACGTCACGCATAGGATTTTCGAAACCTGTGAGTTTGTTATTAGCTACACTGGCATGACATCTATGGATTGTATGTTGATGGGTGTACCGGTGGTTCAATTTGCTCCAGGACCATTTTCAAACACCGGGACCATAGAGGATTCTAACAGGGAATACGTATCTAAGTGCAACGCTAACATTGAGTTGGGTCACAAGTTATGTGATTTCCTGGTTTGGAAGTATTATTTCTCTAATTTATTGTCGGATGAGCAGTTATGTGAATTGATAACTACATTCGCTGAATCGAAAGAACGGTTTCCATTGCCGGAAAAATTTAGTTTTGCTGAAACGTGGCACTATAACCAAAAGAAAAAAGAGGTAAGATGAAAATTGCAGTTTTAACCAATTTTAGAGGATTAGGCGTTGGGCTGAGCTATCGAAACACCACCGTGGCGTGGCAAGAAGAGCTGTTATTGCGTGGCTACGATGCTACGCTGTTTGTGCGCGAGGGAATTGACATTGACGCTGACACCATGAAGCGGTTAAACATTAAAGCTGAGATTCCACGAGTAAAAACACGTAAGTTCGGGCCTGATGAGAAGAAAGACGACCGGTATGAGAAGGATTTAAAGGTGTTGATTCCGGTTTACGAGAAAATAGTAAAAGAGTACGATGTTATCATTGCTCACGATTACATGTTATTGCGCATGTATGTGATTCTTCAAGATGCACTGCGTCGCGCGATGGAGAATGTGTACGGGGCTAATAACAAAGACGCACCGAGAGTGCTCGCAATTTATCATAGTAATTTAGGCCCGAATGAGCACCCTAAAACCTTAGCCAATCCATTTGACTACCCAGAGCGGTTACGGTGGACTCCATTCCCGTATGGCCGTCCGGTGTCGTTGTCGCACAGCTCAGTGCAGGACATTGCCAATGGTTTGCACATTCCACATCGTGCGGTGGGAGTGCTGCCGAATCCAGCGGTGTCACCAAGCCGCGAGTTAATCGAAGCGTTTGGAACTAAGTGGCTGGAAGCGGATGTGTTACAGGTAATGCCATTCTGTGCTACTCGCTGGACTTCAAAGGGCATAAAAACACTGTTAAAGATTTTCGGGCATTTTAAAGTCAATGGCATTAAACCGTTTTTGATGTTGGTTACGCAGAACGGAAAACATAAAACAGGGGCCGATGCTTGTCGGAGTATGCGCGAGTTTGGCGAACGAGGTTGTAAATTGACTTACGGCGATGATTTCCTGGTTACCAGTCTGGAATCGCAAGAATGGGTTACTGGGTTACCGCATAATTTAACTACGGAGCTGCAATCATACGCTGATTTGTTTATTTTTGCCTCGAAGTGCGAGATGTGCCCCAATGTACTGCTCGAAGCTACTCGGCATGGGCAGTTTGTGGTAATTCCGAATAATTTAGCCGTGTCGCACGAATTAACTCCAAGCTGTACTACACAATTTAACTTGCCTTGCAATGGCTCGGAGTCATACCCCAATGGCGAGAATGAGTTTTATGCAGCGTTAGCGAAGGAATTGTGGGCAGAGTTGGAAATGGACCGTGCGGTTCAGCAGCGGCGTTGGGCACGGCAACGTGGCAATCGCCATACGCTGTTTACTGAGCACTTCGAACCGTTGTTACATGGGCCGGTGCCATATTTATACCCAGATTTGAAAGCACGTCCAGCGCAAAAGCTCATTGAAGACGAGAAGTACACTACACTGGAGTAAGATTTTGATTGTAATCTGTAATTTACGGTATACAATAAGATAGCACTTACTTTATAATAGGAGTCTGCATAATGGTTTTAGTGATAATAAACACATTTAACACTGCCTGGGCAACTTTTGAACGAAACAATCCCGACGATTTGCCGGACGTATAAGGAGATTGAATGGTAATGCCAGTTGCAAGATGGGATGCAGTTCCATACCAGAGAATAAATGCTGGAGAAACACTTAATATAAGTGTTGTTGCTTTCAGCAAAAACGACATTGCATCGGTTGTGTTTACAATTACCGGACAAGGATATTCTGGGACAAGTCCGGTCACTGTCACTGAAATGACTTATAACGAGCAGACTGATGTATATGAATATTGGACGCCGATAGACGGTGACGACTTTGCCACTGATGGGGCTTTTACTATTTCCGCTGAAGTTACTTCTGACGATAGTGATACTGAAAATTCACGTTCTTTGAGTGCGTTGACGTTTAATGCTAATCCGAACGGAACTTTAGCTCAGTCTACAGCATGGGTTAGTTTAACGGGCAATGACTCAACAGGCACATTAGATGATCGTGATTTGCCATACTTAACTGTGGGTGGTGCAATAGCCGACATACAAACCGCTAATAGTGGATCTTCAGATGGTGCAATTATTTATTTATTTGAAGGGGCGCACACACTCGGTACCGGAACAATTAGCACTACAAATGAGTGGTTAACGCTCAAAAAAGATAGCGCGGCAAAACGCTGTAATACAATAATTGATGGGGGCGGAGCGATTACCGTCACTACATTAATTAAATGTGATAGTGTAACCGTGCGAAGCAATGGCTCTTTACAATATGTTTTTACCGCCAATCCGACTAATTTATGGATTCACGCTTGCCACAGTCTTGGTGCTGGCCGTTGGGTTGGTAATGGTGATGGTGGCGCAAGTCCAATTATCGCTATACCAAACACGTTTTACACTGATACTTATATCTCTGATACTGATAGAGGTATTATGGGCCAAAAAGGTGCGGGATTAGCTCGGAATGTAACCGTCGAGCATATAGGTGAAGATGTTGCACAAAACTGTGTTTGCCTTATTAATATTCGAGCGAATGATATGGACCCGGGTACCACTACATATTGGCACGCTGATGGTTATCAGTCGTGGGGTGATGGGCCGGACAATAGAATTATTTACAACTATTATGGAACTGATTTACATTACCAAGGTTTGTTTATGCGGGCGACTCTCTCAGCGGGGGAAAATAATGCCTTTGTTAACATCTTTATGGAAATGCGCGAACCAGGGCGTTTAAATCAAGCTGGCGGCGATATATCGCTTACAAATGGAACGATATATGGACCGTGGACACATACATTGCTTTGGCATTGCACATTCCCTACCGGATTTTCGATTAATAACGAGGACATCGGCACTGATTTCACAAACGTATCTTTTATCGGAAATGTGTATAACAACTATCGCGATAATACTGGCTCAACTGGAGTGGAGGATGCTCGTTTTTTGCCTGAAAACGCTGGAGATAATGAATGTCTGTATAATCATTATTATGATGCTTATACAGACAGGGTAAATTGTGGTGGTAACCCACAACCTGATGGATGTCCTCACTGGTGGACTAAATCCCCAGATAGCGGAGATCCTGCCACAGAATCTATCGCATTAGATGTTATCAACATAGCTACACCAACAGGGGAAGCGTTTGGAAGGCCGGTTGCTGAGTCTATTATTATTGACCGCATTCCATACGCAACAATACCCGCTGATGTGTTTGGTGCGGTACGAGGCAGCACGCCATGTTTAGGAGCAATGGAGACATAATGGATAATTTTAATGGTGGTGAAGGTGCTCGTCAGAGAAATAGGCACGGTAGCAATACAAAGTTTGAAGCTTATTGGAAGAAAGAAAAACGAGATTATCAGTTAGTAGATGTTGAACTTGCAATAAAAAGCGGTCCTATGCCTTTCCGTATTACACTATTAAAGCATGTTTGTCAAAGGGCATTTATGGCCGGAAGTGGAGTAGACATAAATGGCAACTGAGTATGTAGCTATAATTGATCCGGACAATCAAGCCGGAACACACTACATTAGTATTGCTGCATGGATTGCCGATTCTGGTGGTCTGGGCGTTGACTCTACCAGCACGACATTAGACTCCGATTCTGGCGGAACCGCCGATGGAGATTTGCGTGCTTCAAATGTTACTGGTGGTGCCGAGGGCGATGGAGCTATTGCCGTGGCGGAGTGTCGCTGTAATTCCGCCGGTAATGCTACAATCGATTCCACTCAGGTGACACCTAATTTCGTTTGTGATGATAATTGTTATCCTATAATTCGAGCATATTCTGGACACGAAACGACGGGGGTTTGGGACGCGACAAAATATAGGTTGGTAGTGTCGTCGGCTACGTCGGTAATAAAAGACGATTCATTATATCTGCGCTGTTATGATATTCAAATTGAAAATACAACAGCAGGTGCTACGGGTCATTGTATTGCCAGCAAAACGTCAAACGATTGGTCGAGTTATTGCGAATGGCACCGATTGCTTTTAAGAGGCGCACCGGAAAACGGAATGTTTCCAACGGATGGCGAACATCATTTCTCCATTAAAAATTGCGTGGTATATAACTGCGGTGTTGGAATCAATGCCTATCAGCAAACTATCGGAGCACCGCCAATCTGGGAAATTGTAAACAACACAGTTTATAACTGTGAGGATTATGGAATACGCACACTCAATAAAGTTGATGTAATTAATAACGCCGTAGCTGAGGGGCCAGATGCGGCAATTGGTTATGTAGATTATTCTGTTGGTGTGGTTGGAGCTACATGTAATAATAATTTGGATTCTGATGGAACTGCACCGGGGTCAACGGACAATCAAAATAATTGCACAGTTAGAGATTCAGCGACATCACCAACATCAGACGGTGCATATGTTGTGTTTCAAGAAACCGCTTCCGGTTCGGAAGATTTACGTTTAAGCGGTAAGCCTTTTTGTGATGCAATGGCTAATGGCATAGGAAGTAGTTCTAATGCTGACGTCCCAACCACAGACATAACTGGCACGGAAAGAAACACTACCATACCAGACATAGGAGCCTTTGAACGTGTTTTACGGGCACCTATTACTATTAACTGTGAGGGCGAGATTGCGCCAACAGATGTTGTTGACACTACGCCAGAATTCAAAGCCGAGCTTACTATAGGCGCAAACAATATTACAAAAGTTCAAATACAAGTGAGCGAGACAACTGACTTTGACGGTGCTCTTGCTTGGGAGTCAGACGCGTTAACCCTCACTACACCATTAACAGAGTCGGGATGGACGGAAGAGGTCTCTTACGGCCAGAGCTAACAATGGAACAAGAATTAGGTGGTGATTTGTATGGCGGTAAAAATACTATTTAGGCTTCACGATGGCCATGGTGGACGCAAAAAGGGGGATATTATTGAAGTAAAAGACGATCCCAAAAATGACGGCTATTTTGGCGATATTGGTAAAACTAATCGTTATGGCGTTATAAAGCTCAAAGATGCAGATATAAAAGACTGTGCGTTTTTAGGTAATAGGCACTATTGCGAGTATACATCTGAAACGGCGCGAAGTTTAAAATTGGCTACGTTTAGTTGCAGGAGCGAGCACCAAATAAGTGTGGATTTATATGAAAAAGTTGACATGGATAAATTCGCAAAAGAGGAGCCTGTGTTATTGGCTGAGTCTATCTTTACCTCTAAAACAGTAGATAGAGTAAAGGCACTACAAAAAGAAAATGAGTTAATCGAACGTACGGATGAAATATCTAAACTTACTACTATATTAGGTGTCAAATAATGGCTGAGTATATTGCAATAGTAGACATTGATGGGGATGCGACCGCAACAGAGCCAAATTGTCACTACACGACCCTTAATGCTTGCGAAGACGATTTTGCTGGATTAGCAGAACCAGAAGCAATTCCCGATTTTTCCGGCGATAACTTAGATAGCGATTATACAACGGCGGGTAACTTAACCACAGTAAGTGGCGGCGATGACAATCTACTTATTAAATGTCTTGCTAGTGATGACAATACGGGCAATGATACTACGATTGCAAATTTTGATGGTTGGGTTTGTAGTGCTAATTGCTACGTTAAAATTCTTGGTGATGCAGACACAGGTGTTTGGGACGCTGATAAATATGTTCTTGCTGCGGCAGGCGATGTCCTCATGGACTCCTCGTGTTCATATTTTAGAATCCATAACCTACAAATTGAACAAACAGGTACAGGTCAATATTCTCAGACAGTATTCGTTGACACTGAAGGTTGGACCAGTTATTACGAAATTCATAATTGTATAATTAGAGGAGCAGGCGGTGACGCCGATGGCATTTATATTTTAGAGGATGTGAATTTCTCGATAAAAAACAATATCATATACGGCTTTGACAAAGGAATGGATCTCGAAAATTGGTATAATTCATCGGGACAAACAGCGGTAGAAATTATAAACAATACTGTTTATAACTGCACAACATACGGAATAGCTTGGCATAGTGACACTAATGTTATAAATAATATCAGTGTCGGCAACGGAACCGATTATTATTTTAGTTCAACGGGTGATAGCTCTTGGTCCAACAACTTAGCCTCTGATACGTCAACACCGGGCACAACAGACAATCAAGATAGTTGCACGGTATATGATACAGCTACAATACCAGGTTCAGATGAAGATTGTGTTATATTTAAAGAGACCGCAGCCGGTTCTGAAGATTTACGGCTTGATGGAAATGCTTATTGTAACGCTTTAGGAAATGGTCGTGGATATAGTGAAGATACAGATTCAACCGTTCCATTAGAAGATGTAGCCGGAACAACGAGAGACACTTCAACACCAGACATAGGGGCGTTTGAGTACGTTTCGGCTGAAACCTCGTCTTCATCTTCAAGTTCTTCAACGACTTCAACGACTTCAACGACTTCAACGACTTCAACGACTTCAACGACTTCAACGACTTCAACGACTTCAACGACTTCAACGACTTCAACGACTTCAACGAC